TTTAACAGGTTCTTATAATACGCAATTAGGTACAATTGGAACTTATACCGGTAGTGTTGAAACTAGATTGACTACAATTCAATCTTTGACTTCATCTAATTTAGTTAGATTAACAAATTTAGAAGCCACAACTGCAAGTTTAAATACTTCGGTAACTAACATAAACTTAACTACTGCAAGTTTAAACACTTCAGTAACTAATTTAAATACATATACATCTTCACTAAAAACCGCTTTATCATTAAGTGGTGCAGATTTAACAGTATTAGGTAATCTTACAGTACAAGGGGATACAACTACACTTAACACTGCAAACCTTTTAGTTGAAGATAAACTAATTGAATTAGCAATAGGTACAACAACTTCTGCAGGAGCAAACGGAGCGGGTATCTATATTAGTGGTGCAAATGCAAGTATTCTTTGGGATGATGCCAACTCTACTTTAGATATTAACAAAGCAATTGATATTACAGGAAATATTACATTAACAGGAAATGTTGATGGTGTAGATGTTTCAGTATTTAATTCAAATGTAAACACAACAACTGCAAGTTTAAACACTTCGGTAACAAATATAAACTTAACTACTGCAAGTTTAAACACTTCGGTTTCTAACTTAAACACATTTAGTGGTTCTGAAAATACTAAATCTACTACATTACAAACTTATACTGCAAGTGTTGATACAAGATTTACTACATTAGGAACTTTAACTGGTTCATATGATACAAGGCATACCACAATAGGTAGTTATACTTCATCTTTAGAAACAAGAATGACCGCAGTAGGAACATCAACAGGTTCTTTAAACACTTCGGTTTCTAACTTAAATACAGCAACCTCATCTTACGAAACAAAAGGTAGAGGTATAGTTTCGGGTTCAGCACAAATAGATGGTTCTTTATTAGGTTCAAATAAAACAATAACAATTGGTTCAACATCGACTACATTAGGTGGAACTTCTACCACATTAGCAGGTTTAACATCAGTAACTTCAACTGCATTCGTAGGAGCATTAACAGGTAACGCTTCAACTGTAACAACAAACGCAAATCTAACAGGTAATGTAACTTCAGTTGGTAACGCAACAACGATAGCATCGGGAGTTGTAACAAGTGATATGATTGTTGATGGTACAATTGTCAACGGAGATATTAACGCTTCGGCAGCAATTGTTGATACTAAATTGGCAACAATTAGTACGGCAGGTAAAGTAAGTAACTCAGCAACAACAGCTACATCTGCAAATACAGTTTCTGCAATCGTAGCAAGAGATGCAAGTGGTAACTTTAGTGCAGGTACAATTACGGCAGCATTGACAGGTAACGCATCAACTGCAACTACATTAGCAACTGCAAGAAATATCAATGGTGTTTCATTCAATGGTTCAGCCGATATTACGGTAACAGCAGCAGCAGGAACTTTATCAGGAGCAACATTAGCATCAGGTGTAACGGCATCTTCATTAACATCGGTTGGTACATTAACTACTTTAACAGTAAGTGGAGCAACCGCAACGGGAGCATTAACAGTAACGGGAGCAATAACTGCAACTGGCGATATTACGGCATACTATACTTCGGATAAAAGACATAAGAATAATATACAAACTATTCCAAACGCTTTAGAAAAAGTAACTAAATTAAATGGTGTAACTTGGGAATGGAATGATGATGTGAATGAAGTAACAAAATCAACTCCTAAAACAGGTTTGATAGCACAAGAAGTACAAGAAGTTTTACCAGAAGTAGTTAAAACTAGAGATGATGGTTTCTTAGCATTGGATTACTCAAAAATGATGGGTTTAATGGTAGAAGCAATTAAAGAACAACAAACACAAATTCATTCTTTAACAATCGAAATTGAGAAGTTAAAAGAATCAAAAGGTTTATAATTAATGTACGATGTTTACTACACCACCGCTGGTGGGCCTTGGTTTAACAGCGGCGCAGATATATGGGTAACCGAATGGATAAAAGAAGTGGCACCTAACTTAGAAGTTAAGCCACTTCTTCTTTTCCATAGACACAAACCATCCAATTACGAAGAATTTCCAATTGATATTGACCATATTTGGGAAACATCCGAAGATAAAATTATTGAAATATTAGAAGGTGCAAGAAGGATACATATTTTACATGGTCATTATACTCCGACCAGAGCTATTCATCAAAATTTGGAAAAGATTGATTCAATTGTATTCCATAATTTAACCAAAGTATCTTTAATGGCACAGCAAGGTAAAGACGAATACTTGCATTGGTACGGAAATTGGGAATACGAAAACGAATTAATAAATAAAATTAAAAATAAAGTTTGGGTAGGATTGTATCATTTTCCATATGAAACGGAAAATTTACATCATATTCCAAATAATTATACATTTATAAAAAACAAAGAACTTTCAAACTCAACTGAATTAGGATACGCAGCAAGAGTTGAAGGTAGAAAGAATGTTGAATATATGGATGGATTGGGTGGATTAATTTCTACTAATTCAGAAACATTTAACAAATATTATAAAAAGAAATATGGATACAAATTTGAAAAATCAAAAGTTTACAAATTTGATTACAAATATAAAGAAAGGTTCTACGAACTTGATTGGGGAATATCTCATTCTTGCTTTGAATATGAGCCATTCGGATATGGAATTTTTGAAGCAGTGGATTGGGGAAAACTTCCAATACTACATGAAAAATGGCACGTACCACTTGATTATAAATACAAAGCGAGTGATGCGATATCGTTTAGAGAGACCTACCAAAAAATATGTGAGGATGATTACGAAACCCGTAAAAAGGAATTTGAAAAACTTAAAAATTGGATGATTAAAAACTTTTCAAATAAAGATGATTGGAAAGAAAAACTTTTAGATATTTATAACGGAGAATAACACTTTATACAATGGCAAAAACAAATTTATCGTTAGGTAATTTATACAGAGCAACAGTGGGTTCAACAAGAACTACACAAGCTTCGTCTTTAAATCAAAGAAACGCATCAGCAGGAACGCAAGTTTCTTTCGGTTCATTTGCAATTGATTCGGTCACACCAAATTTGCCAACTTATACATATATTGTAGAAAGTACCACCGAAACAGCAACCTTCTCATTTGGCTCAGCAGGAGCAGTGCATGGGACTAGAGTTGGAAGTGTAGCAGCAAATTACGCAGTATCATTTGGTAACGCAAACTTTTCAGTAGGTTCTCCAACATTGGGAGCATCTCCATCTTTTCCAATTACACCCGCATCAATCGCAGCATCCAACTATTCGGAAGCATCTTCTGTATTAAGTATGACTTATGCAGATGGATATAATACAGCAGCAACCGGATATAATACCGCAACTACAAAAACATTATACGCAGTAGATGTTTATAATACAATCAACGAACCTGATTTTTGTTTATTATTTGGTACACAAATAGAATTAGCAAATGGTACAATGGTTAATGTTGAAGATTTGAATGTTGGTGATGAAATTAAATCTTGGGTTCCAGCCGGATTACCGGATGAAACGCAAGACCCAGAGAGTGACCAAGTTGAATGGAGATTCTATCATTCAGAAACTTTATCAGGTTCAGCACAAAACGTTGTAGTATCAGATATTACATTTAATTTCGCAGGAGCATACTATTCATTAAATAATGGAGTAATTGATGCTACCGAAACTCACCCTCTATATGTGTGGGATAATGAAATAGGAAAATATAAATTTAAAATTGTTGGAGATATTCTTCCAGGAGATAGATTAATTAAAGCTGATGGAAGTGAAGAAGAAATCTATGATGTAGCAATTGTTAGAGAAGATGTGGAAATTGCAACTGTTAATGTGGAAAATGCCGATGTTTATATTTCAAATGGTGTAATATCACACAACAAAGGTACAATAAGTCAACCATATATTCCATCTGCAGGATTAAGAATGTATGTTGACCCATCAAAAGCATCATCTACGAATGGTACTGCTACAACCGATTGGTTAGATTTGAGTGGATATGGTACAGGTCTTAGACCAGCAGGACAGGGAGCATCAGCAAGTATTACAGGTGGTAACCCATCTTATAATAATGGTGTGACTAGAAAAGAAAAATATTGGGCAGGAAATGGTACAAACCAATTCTGGTTTAAAGATATTACTACAAATATCAATGGTGGTATTTCTCAATTCAATACTAACACCGGAACTATTCATATGTGGATAAGACCTACAACAACATTAGGTACAACTACTAGACACATTTTTGACTACGCAGGTTTTTATGGTTTAGCAATTGAATCAACTGATAGTTCTACTTTAAATAGAGTAAAATTTTATGGTAGTTCATTAGGAAATAGTGGACAATTAACGACTTCATTATCATCAAACGTTTGGTATATGATTTCAGCAACATTCCAACCATCAGGAACTGTAACGGTTTATGTAGATAAAACATCAGTAGGAACATTTACAGCATCAGCATTTTCGGCACCAGCATCTACTAACCATTTAACAGTTGGTAGTAATAGTGCAAGAACAACATTTTGGAACGGACAAATTGGACCAGTATTATTTTATAGTACGTTACAATCAGCAGCATTAGTAGGACAAGTATATGACCATTTCTCACCAACATATAAATAACATTGATTTGTTGTTTTGAAATAAAAGATTATATTTATAGTAGACATTAAAAATTAAATAAAAGCACAAAATGGCAGAAAAAATAGTATCACCGGGCGTATTTACAAAAGAAAACGACTTATCATTCTTACAACAGGGTGTAGCTGAAATCGGTGCAGCATTCATAGGACCTTTTAAGGAAGGCCCTTTAACTCCTACAATCGTTAACTCACAAGCTGAATTCGAAACTCTATTTGGAGTGGTTGATGATACATATTATACTCCGTTAGCAGTACAATCATATTTAAGAGAAGCTGGAAGCGCTACAATTTGTAGAGTAGCTGGTATTGGTGGTTACACCGAAACCGCTCCTTTATTATTGACAGCAACCTCTGGTTCAGTATCAGCTAGTTTAGGTATTTTATTTAATACATCAGCAAGTGCAAACGCAGGTTTCACAGCAACAACCGTATCGGATAAAGATGGTAATGGTGATTTCTCAATCACAGGTTCATTATTATCATTGTCAGCATCTTTAAACTCAACAAGTGTAAACGACATTGAAGCAGTATTTGGTACAACTCCATTTGGTAATAAAAATGCATATGTTTACGGATTTTTCCAAAATAGTAATATGTCATTTAATAGTTCAACTTCTGCGAGTGTAACAGTATTAGGTAATCAATTATTTAATTTTGATGCACAAGAAGCATTAACTCCAACAATCAAATCTCAAACTATTTCTGGCGACAGATATGATTTGTTTCAATTTGAAACAATTGGTGCAGGTAATGTAACAAATACAAAAATTAAGATAGGTATTACAAATATTAAAGCAGCTGGTAGTGTAAATGGTACTGATTATGGTACATTCACTGTTGTTGTTAGAGATTTTGCTGATACAAATAAGAAAAAGACAGTATTAGAAACATATTCAAATATAAACTTAGACCCTAATTCTCCGAACTACATTAGTAGAGTAATTGGTGATAGAAAATTATCTATCAACTCTGAAGGTAAAATTAGTGAAAGTGGTGATTGGGTTAATAATTCAAAATATATTAGAATTGCAAATTTAAACGAATCGGCTCCTGTACAAGCAGTACCATTCGGACATGCTAAGTATTCTTTACCAGTTTCTGCATCAGCAGCTATTGGAGCATTAATTCCATCAGTAACATTTGTAACTGCATCGGCAACACAATATGGTGGTATTGATTTGGATAACAATACTGATAACGCAATCTACTTAAAGCCAATTCCAACAGGAGCAGGTGTAGGTTCTAATTCAGTATTTGGATTGGATGCAGCAAATGGTGGTACATTATCAGTAGGTTCTTCTTTAGCACAATTCGTTGTAGCATTCCAAGAAGGTTTTGATGGTAAATCGCCAGCAACGCCAATTTATAAAGGTACTGATATTATAGCGGGAAACTCACAAGGTTTTGATTTAACAAACTCATTATCTTCAGGTTCAGTAGCATATTCAAAACATATCGCAGCATTATCTAATGCAGATGAATTTGATATCAATATGGTTGTAACTCCAGGTGTTATTAGGAGATTACATTCTTCGGTAGCAACTTCAGTTTTAGATATGGTTGAACAAAGAGATGATTGTTTCTATATTATGGATACAAATGCAGCAGGTGATTCAATTTCACAAGCTACAACACAAGCAGACGCAATAGATTCAAATATGACAGCAACTTACTATCCTTGGATTAAGACAATTGATGTTAATACAAACAAATTGATTTCAGTTCCACCATCAGTATTACTTCCAGGCGTATTCGCAGCAAACGATAGAGTAGCAGCTGAGTGGTTCGCACCAGCAGGTTTGAATAGAGGTGGATTAGTAGGAGCAGTTAGTGTATTGAATAGATTAACTCAGTCTGAAAAAGATACTCTATATGAAGGAAAGGTAAACCCAATCGTTCAGTTCCCAGGACAAGGTATTGTAGTATTCGGTCAAAAGACTTTACAAGATAAACCATCTGCATTAGACAGAATTAATGTAAGAAGATTATTATTAACTGTAAGAAAATACATCGCATCTACTTCAAGATATTTAGTATTTGAACAAAACACTTCAGAAACAAGAAATAGATTTTTAAATATTGTTAACCCTTATTTAGAATCAATCCAACAAAGACAAGGTTTGTACGCATTCCGTGTTGTAATGGATGATTCAAATAATACTCCAGATGTAATTGATAGAAACATTATGAAAGGCGCTATCTACTTACAACCAACTAAGACAGCTGAATTCATTCAAATTGATTTCAACATCTTACCAACTGGCGCCGCTTTTAACGGATAATTTAAAAAATAGATATTTATATAAAGAAACAATTAAATAGAGAAGAAAATGCCAGAAGTATTAGGGTTTGATAAAATGTTCTATACCAACTTTGAACCAAAGTTAGGTAATAGATTTATAATGGAAATCAACGGTATAGAATCGTATATGATAAAAACGGCTAGTAGACCAACTTTCACATCGGAAGTAGTTGAATTAGACCACATAAACGTAAAAAGAAAAATTAAAGGTAAATCAACTTGGGATGATGTAACAATCACTCTTTATGACCCAATTGTACCATCAGGTGCACAGCAAGTTATGGAGTGGATTAGACAATCGCACGAATCCCTAACAGGTAGAGATGGATACGCAGCTTTCTATAAGAAAGATATTACGTTCTTCTTATTAGGACCAGTAGGTGATAAAGTTGAACAATGGACATTAAAAGGAGCATTTATCTCTTCAGCAAACTTTGGTGAATTAGATTGGGCTTCAAACGACCCATTATCGATAGAATTAACATTATCATATGATTACGCAATCCTTGAGTACTAATTTCTAATAGATAAACTTTAAAATAGTTAAAAGGGGGTATAGAAATATATCCCTTTTTTTATGTCTTATTTAGAATGATTCCAAATTTTAAAAATAATTGGTAAAAGGCTTGTATATATGAGCAGAATTTCGTACCTTTATTATATGAGAGTGAGAGATGGTTCTCCTCCTTAAACCCCCCTATTATGACTAGAGTATCGAATGTTTCCGAAATGAGTTTGAGTGAGTATTGTGATTATGTAGAGAGTTGCGCTCTTTATTTGGGTGTAGATGTGTTTGATTTGAATAGGGTGAATTTCTTCGAGAGAGTGGAGATTTCATTGGGCACATATGAACGTGCTAAGCGGGAGTTGTATATGAGAACATCGTTTCCTATTACGGATGCGGATGATTATGATAACTACTACACTGCGTAGTATATAGATATAGAGTTGGTTACAACGTGGCGAGGTGGTTAGATAATTAAAATATTTTTTGGGTAGTATATAAAAGGAGGACAGAAATGTTCTCCTTTTTTTATTTATATATACTTATATATAAACATTAAGTTATTATAATTATGGAAGAACAAAACGTAGAACAACAAGTTAAAAGAGGGTTAGGAACAACACAAGCTGCACCTACACAACCTAAAAAAGTATATGACTTCGCAACGGAGGTTATTAGTTTACCATCAAAGGGATTAGGTTACCCAGAATCACACCCACTATCCAAAGGTGAGGTTACAATTAAATTAATGACCGCCAAAGAAGAAGATATATTGGCATCTCCAAATTTGATTCGTAAAGGAATTGTATTAGATAAATTATTAGAAGCAATTGTAGTAGAAGATGGTGTAAAGGCTGACGATTTATTAATGGGAGATAAGAACGCTATTTTAATAGCAAGTAGAGTATTAGCATATGGTCCTGAATATGATGTTAAAGTTACAGACCCAATTACAGAAGATAATGTAGAATACACTATCGATATGAGTAATGTAAATTTAAAGGAAATAGATTATTCAGTACTTAATAGAAATAATAGATACGAATTTACTACTGTAAGTGGAACTAAAATTGAGTTTCAGTTATTAACACATGGTTTAGAAAAGAAAATAGAAACCGATTTAGAAGCATTATCTAAATTTAATAAAGATAATCCATCTGAAATTACAACAAGATTACGATATATTATCACTTCCGTAAACGGAAATTCCGATTTAGGACATATTACAAATTTTATTAAGAATCAATTTTTAGCAAAAGATTCCAGAGTTTTTAGAAATCACATTCAAGCTATTACGCCTGATATCGATTTAAAATTTGACTATACAAGTCCTATTACGGGAGAGAAGGAGGCTCTTTCTATCCCATTTGGGATGGACTTTTTTTACCCTTCCATCTAATTACTCATCTTTACTCCATACGGAGATATTTGATTTATTGTATTACTCAAATGGTTCATTCACTTGGAGCGATGTTTACAATATGCCTACAAAATTCCGTAAGTTTTATATGAGAAAACTATTGGATACTAAAAAAGCAGAAGCTGACTCACTAAAAAAGAATCAACCTAAGAAAGAATCAATAAGAAAAAGATAATCTTATATTTATATAAAAGATTAAATAGAGAACCATGTCTAAAATAACATTAAAGGAATTTAGAGATTTAACCGATTTGTTTGCAACCTATTATTCACAAAAAAGTGATAATAGAGAAGCTAGTTGGATTGAAAAAAAATTCCAGAAATACCCGGCATTAAAAAATATTTGGAATGATTTTGATAAAAAAATCAAAGCTGCTGAAAAAGAAATCGACAAAACGGCAGTTCCATATCTAAAGAGCCAAGGAATTGATGTTTCTAAACTTAAATAAGATTTAGAATACTATGGCTAAAACTCCCAAACAACAAGAAGTATCAGCGGCTAACGCTAGAGATACTAAGGCTTCGAAAGACTTAGATAGATACTATGCGCAATTAAAACAAATGAATATTGCGAAGGAAATGGGGGTTGTTATAGATGAAAAAGAAGTAAAATTATTAAAGGAAAAAATTGCTTTAAAGAGAAAAGAAGTAAAAGCTACGCAAGAAACGGGTGAATTAGCTAAAAAACAATTTGAGTACTATGATGATTTAGTTTCTGTTGCAACCAAACTTAATAAAAACTTTTTAAGAACTAAAGATGTTTCTCAAAAAGTTGGTGACCAATTAAATGCTCTTACTGGTTACAGCGGTGAATTGGCTAAGAATTTAAAAGAAGGAAATTTTCATACAAAAGAAGGAGCTGATGCAGCTAAGAATTCGGCTATTGCAATGGAAAGTTATTCAAGCGCTGTTGCAGATGCTATGCGAGAATTCAAAAGGGGGAATATGTCTGCCGAATCTCTTGCTAGTAGTATTCAATCTGCTGATGATGCTTTAACAGACTTTATATTTGATTTAGATGAGAGTAATGCCGAAGTTGCTAAATTAAAAGATAAATTAACCGGAGTAACAGACACAACAAAAGAATTAACAAAATCATTTGCAGAATCTAAAAAACAATTATCTCAAATAAAAGATGGATTTGGAGATTTAGCATCGGGTGCAACTTCCGCAATACCTGGTATTAGTGGTATGGGAAGTGCAATTGCAAATATGGGTAGTTTGGGTGTGATTGGTGGTATATTGGCATTAGGAGCAGCATTTCATCAATTGTTGGGATGGTATATGGATGGTACTAACATGTCAGACCCTATATTTGGTCTTAACAAAATTGGTATAGAAATGGCTCATGAGATGGCTACATCCATCGCCGGATTGAATACAGAATTGACACAAACCTCAATGAACTTGGGACAAGTGATTCAAATCTCCGGAGCAGCTAAAGCAAATATGGTAAAGTTAGGTGTATCTGGGCAAGAATTTGCAGATGCAACTAAATACTCATCTAATAACTTAGGATTGATGGGTAAAAACGCACAAGATGTAGGTGCGGATATGGCTATGTACGCTAAAAGAACGGGTACATCGGCAGACCAATTGGGGAGTATAGCTAATACATTCAGAATAGTAGGTAATTTAAGTGGTAAAGCTGCGGCTAATACATTAGGTATGGCTGAAAGTGTTGCCAAAACAGCCGGGTTACCCGTAAATGCTTTATTTGAAGATTTAGCAGAATCATCTGAATTATTATTACAAAATAACTATGGTAACGAACAAAGTTTGATAAAGCAAGTAGCAACACTTAGAGTTATGGGTGTAGCTGCACAAAAAGTTTTACAAGCCGGTCAAAATATGGTTTTGAACTACAAAGATAGTATCAAAGCTGAAATGAGATTATCCGCTTTATTAGGAAAGCAAGTAGACCTTTCGAGAGTTAGACAAAAGTTTGCCTCCGGCGATGCCGCAGGAGCAGCTGATTTGTTGAGAACTCAATTGAAAGGTATCAATATGGATAAAATGAATATGTTCCAAAGACAGGCAATGCAAGAGGCAACTGGAATGGATATGGATACAATTATGAAATTGGGTAAAGGCGGTAAAGGTGGCCCTTTACAAACTGACCAAGAAAAAATGGTTGGTTCTATTGCACAATTAGGAAATAGCTTTGATAATACTATGGCAAAATATTTCAAAGATGGTATCAGTATCAAAGGATTAAGTAGTGATGCTGCCAAATCTATGTGGGCTGCAGAAGGTGCCGAAAGAGCCGCTAAAGCCGCTGCTGATATGCAAAAAGATATTGCACTTACTAAAATGGAACTCGGCAAGTTAGTAATTACAGCCGGATTAATTTTAACAGCAATTGCCGCAACAGCCGTTTATGGAATGTTTGGTAAAGGACCTATGAAGGGGTTAGCCAATATGTTTAAAAAATCAGCCGGCAAAACAGTTGCAAAAAAAGTAGTTGCAAAAAAAGTAGCTACCAAAGCAGCTACCAAAGCAAGTACAAAAGTAGCAACAGAGACAGCTAAAAAAACTGCTACAAAAGCAGCTACCAAAACAGTAGCTACTAAAGGTACTACATCATTATTAGCAAGTGGAGCCGATGATGTTGCAAAAGTAGGATTAAAAACCGCTGGAAAATTTGGAGTTAAAGGTATAATGAGTGGTCTTGGTAAAGGTATTCTTAAAGGTGGTATAACTGGAGTATTGGGAACAGCCGCATCTATGGCTGGAGATTACTTTGGAGGACAGAGGCAGGAACAGGGAATGGCTGAAGGAGATAGAAGTAAAGTTAATCAGGGTAAAGCAATTAAAACGGGAGCAACCGCACTCGAATACGCTGGATATGGCGCAGCAATTGGTAGTATTATTCCTGGTATTGGAACGGCAGTTGGTGGTGCAATTGGTGGTGTGGTTGGTGGTATCAAAGGTATATGGGATAATTGGTTTAGTGATGATGCCAAAGCAGCTGATGAAGAATTAAAAAAAGTAGAAGAGCAAAATAAAGTAGCAGCCGCTCAAAAAGTATTAACGGAACGAGATTTGGCAACTCAAGAGGCTATGAAAGGACAATCTGCAACATTAGCCGCAGCCTCACAAGATACAGGATTTTGGCAAGCAGCTATGGTTGCACAATTAGTTGAAGCTACTAGATTAATAGAAATTATAGCATTCGCATCAGACGATAAAGATGATACTACTAGAGAAATTTATTTAGATGGTAAGAGAATTACTAGATTGAACTACGATAGAGCATCCACATTATATAATACAATGTCGACTCAAAAGGCAGCAGCAAAATAATAATAAATGGCAACAATAAAAGATTTATTCAAAAAACAAAATAAAGACCTGTATGGGTTGAGTGGTAAACTTATTATTGAAAGTAAAGGTCTTATCAATCCGCCAAGAGCTGCCGCATTACTTACATCTTCACCAAATGCGTTGGCTGATATGATTGGTAATCAAATTGGTGGTTTATTAAAAGGTTCTGCAAACAGACCATCTGATACTATATTTAAAAATAACACACCATTTGCTAAACCAATAACATTAGGAAAAACACAAAGAGGTATTAAAGATGCAATCGAAGCTGGAGAAACTTATTATATAAAAAAAGACCCTGCCCCGGCATCTATTTTTGCTAAATTAAAGCAAGGTGGCACATCTCCATTAGGAATGTTGGGTAATGCAGCAATTGGAGCACTTAATAAATTTGGAAGTAAAAAGGGTTTAGAAGATATCAAAAAATACAGAGAGGAATTAAAGAACCAATCTAATGATATTAAACTTGCATTTAAAAAAGGAGAAAAGCCCAACGGAAAAATTCAAAAAGAAACCAAAAAGGGTAGTGAATATGAACCTATTTTTGGAATAAATGCGGATAAAGGACACACATTTCCGACTGTAGTTGGATGGAAAGAATCTAAAAATACACATTGGGATGTTGCAAATACTTTTATACAAAATAATTTATACCTAAATGATACTGATACCAAAACGATAGAAAGTTCGAATTACACCTATATGAAAATTAAAGTATTAGGTGAAACCGATTCAGTACATTTTAATGGAACAATTTCTGGCATAAATGAAACTGTTACCCCTGAATGGAACACATACAAATACATTGGTTCTCCATTTAAGGTATATACATATGGTGGCGTTGAACGTAGTTTAAGTTTTGATTTTAAATTGTATTGTACAACTAGAAAAGAAAAAGATGTGATGCTACAAAAATTAAATTATTTAACAGCATTGGCTTATCCTTACAAACAATTATCGAATGTTACATATAAAGAAGGGGCGACTCAACAAACAATGTTTGCTCCAAATTTTATATTTTTAACAATAAAATCATTCTATAATAATATGTTTGGGTTTGTTGATACTTTAAGTTTCACAATTGATGAAAATGTTTCTTGGGCAAACTTCGAAGGAGTGGAAAAAGATGAAGCAGATACTAATAAAGAATCTACACCATCTATTATAAATGTACAATTTGGTATGAAAATAGTAGATTCTAAAAATACATTAGGATACGATAACGCAAATAATCAGTTCAAATATAATTTTAGAAATCAAACAGAAATTAAATAATGGCAAGTAGATATTCAAATACTAAAATTGTAGTTAACTCTGATACCAAAAAAAGATATTATGAATCTACTATATATCCAAAAGTAATACCATCCGATAATGATACTTATATTATTTCAGAAGCGGGTGATAGATTGGATATATTAGCTAAAAGTTACTATGGTGATTCAAAATTATGGTGGATTATTGCAATTGCAAATAATATCAATGATGCTGTATTTTATATAGAACCAGGTGTTCAGTTGAGAATACCACAAAACATTGGTAATATATTAAAAGATTTAGAAAAAATCAATAAATAATGTTATATTTAAGACCTCTTAGTAACTGGCTTCGAAGTGAATTAGAATTTAGAGAAGCAGCACCGGAATTGGCTATGTTTAAAATGCCATTTGCATTATTGACATCGGCAGCTATCGTTGCTAAAGATATTGAGCTGGATGCGGCTTTGGCATTTAAGGGAAAGGGGCCTAATTCATATAGAGGATGTGTTATTGGTAACATATTAGATACCGAATTAAATTATGGAAAAGATTTAATTGGAACAAATGAAGCTAATAAGACTATTGTAGGTATCGATTTTGATGGTAAATATATTACAACCGAAGGAGAATTTGGTTTAAGAAAGCCAATGCCGATAATAGAAAGAATTGAAATAAATACTGATGGTGAAAATAACGCATTAAAAGAAGCTCAGATAACTGTTAGATGTTTTACTTTAAAGCAATTGGAAATGTTTGAATTGTTTTATTGTAGACCTGGTATGAATTTATTATTAGAATTTGGAAATAACTTTGAAATAACTCAAAATCAAATTGAAAAATATAAAGATTTTATAAAATTATCAAAAACTCCGAACACTAATACAATTGATACTATAAACAATTACACTGGAAAATCATTTAATGATATGAAGGTAGATTCTATTTTAGTATCAAAAACGGATTACACCATATATACAGAAACAACATTTGCAAAATATTTTGCAATGAATGAAGATGATGATAAAGAGTACTTAGGTAAAATAGTAAAAAGTAAAGGACAATATGATGCGTTTGCTGGTAAGGTCACTAATTTTACATATTCTATAAACGATGATGCAACATATGAAGTATCGATTACAATTTCAGCAGGTAATACTGTTTCATTAGCTATACCAATTGCCAATGTTTCAGCTGCTGCAAAAATAGGATTAAAAGAGGGGGATAAAAAACTAACGGAACAGCAAATTATATTAAAACAAATGCAAATTGATTTTAATATACCATTATTAAAAATACCAACTGATTTTTTAAAAACACACACTTTTAATTTCATAAAACCAAATGATACAAAAAAAGACCAAAGTACATCCGAACTAAGATATGTATCGTTACATCTTATATTGGAATATTTTGGAAACTATATCGTTTCAGTAAGTTCGCAATCTGCAAAAAACTTTAATATACAATTTAAACAAATAAATAATAAACCAACTATAATTTGCCAAAGCCATAGAAAAATAATTTCTTCATCTGAAGATGTTTTATATCCGGGAATGTTACCAAAAATAAAAGTTGGAAAAGGTAATCCTAAATCTGATAACTTGATGTTAGATGATAAGGAAACAATTGATGCCAAAATAAATGGATTGGAATTTAATATTCCAGAAAAAGAAGTAGAAATTGAATTAATAGACCCAAATTCAAAGGATGAAATTAAATTTAAAAAAATAAAATATAAAGTTGAAGGCGATTTAAGATTGGGTAATGCTTTGAACATATTTGTAAATTATGATATAGTTCTTGAAGCTTGGCAAAAATCATCAACTAGAGCTGACTTTCTCGCATCAATATTAGGTACTATAAATGATAACTCATTTAATTTATTCAATTTAATAACTGCTCCAAATACGTCAAGTAGTGGATATTTGACAATCGTAGATACTAATTTTAGAAAATTAGATAATATAACTGTTGATAGTTTAAAGGCTGATAAAATTTATAGGTTTAAAGCTAATACGATTAATAGTATAGTTAAGGCATTTACATTTGAAATGGATTTAGGTAACTTAATAGCAGGACAAACTGTATTTCAGCAATCAAGTGCTATTGAAGAAATCTTAAATGAAAAAACGAAAAACGGCGATGCTGCTAGAGATAAGGCATTAATGAGTACGGTGAAACGAAATGCATTATATACTAATTATAAAAATGCAGATGGGTACATATCTGCGGATGGAATAGAAGGTAGTATTATTAAAAAAAATCTACTAAAAGAAGAAACAAATTCTTTTCCAGATGTTCCCGAAAAATCAACTGCAAAAAAAACTACAACAGAAAAACAACCAAGCGATACCGAAATAATTGATGAAAAGGTTATTAAATTTAAAAATGGTACTAAAAATCTACCATATATATTTAATGATACTGGGGTTATAATAAAAGGTATGAATATTCAAGCGGAAAAAGATGAAGGTACTTTAAGTGATTTTAGTGCAACATTGGTTATCGATGGATTAAGTGGAATTAGTTGTGGTGAATTATTTAGAATAGATGGTATACCTGAAATATATAATAAAACCGGCGCATTTCAAGTTATGAATGTAAAACATAGTGTGGAAGCAAGCGGATGGGATACTACGATTGAAGCAAGTTGGAGAATCATAAGAGAATAGTATGTATAACGATGTAGCTAAAAATATTGATAAGTTCACCATTAAGATACCAAAAACTATCGTACCAAATCCAACTGCTTTAGATTATGAAAATGGATTCATAGAAAGATACTTTATACAGGTTAGTTTTGATTCTAATGGCTTTATCTATGAGGTGGATGAAACCACATTTAATAAATACTTAGAAAATCCATTTTGGATTGGTGAAAAGCTATTTTGGAGAATTACTGGTCCAATGGAAACTGTATATGATGTGGATGGTAAGGTATTGGATAAAGGGGTAATTGCATCAAATAAAGCATCTTTATCTATAACTTCTTTGAAAATTCAAAATATTTCCTTATATTTACCAAATATAAAGCAATTTCATAAATAAAGCATTTGGAAATTAAATAAATAATTTGTATATTTGTAGGGTATGAATTTAATCGAAACAAATAACGCCCTAGTAGAGTTCTACAAATCCAATCCAAAGATAGATTTGATGGTGCCCGTATGGAGTTCTCCAAAGGCACACGAATACGATACATCCATATCATTTGCGTACCTTAGAACAAAGGATTCCGATTACATTATAAATTTCAATCATATCGATGCCGGACAATGCAAACAGGCAGCACTAAGTTTGTTTGTGAATGAGAATACATTGGTTTATGGGAATCGATATATAGGTAGCAAAGGGCTTGATTATGAGTGGGTTTACTTTGAAGAGTATGGTAAGTCGTTCATATTCAATGAGTTCGCTGACGGGGTTTATAAGGGGTACAGAAGCGACTTTAAATATCTAAATGATTGTGTACCTATGATGAGATGGTACGAGCTCTTAAAAACGATTCCATTAATTTCAGAAATTAAACCTTGGTATAGAAAATATTCAGATTCCATTAAAATATTAGGGAGGCTGGAGGGGGCTGGGGTGAAAGTCGAAGAGGAAAAATTTATTGATAGATTTCATTTCAACAAAGAGTATCTGCCCAATGGGTTTGCGTACACAAAATACAATCCATATACGGTAACGGGCAGACCGAGTAATAGACATCTCAATGTGAATTGGGCTGCTATGAATAAATCCGATGGGTGTAGAAGTAATATAGTGAGCCGTTTTAAGGGAGGTACTTTAATTCAATTCGATTATGAATCCTATCACATCCGTATCATTGGTAAGATGGTGGGTTATGTGTTTCCGGAAGGGGAAACGGCGCACGAACATTTAGCAAAATATTATGGGGTTACGACCGAAGAATCCAAAGCCCTTTCATTCCGATACCTTTATGGTGGGTTGGATGAATTTGCCAAAACTATTCCGTTCTTTCAAAAGGTAGATGAATATGTTCAATCGGTTTACCAAAAGTTCGTAATTTCGGGAAAATTAACGACACCTCTATATAAGAGGGAAATCCCATTCCAACGAATCGAAGCCGCCAACGAACAAAAGGTGTTTAACTATCTTCTTCAGGCATTGGAAACTGAAATCAATTATACTAAGATTGATGAGGTACTGAAGTGGTGTGATGGGAGAAGGTCAAAAATGATACTATATACATATGATGCGTTCTTAATTGATGTACATCCGCAGGATAGAGATAACCTTTTAGGCGAATTAAAGACCACATTGGAAAGAGGTGGGTTTCCCGTTAAATCGTATGAAGGAACTAATTACGATAATTTAGTTGTAATAGGATAAAAATTTATATTTATATCCGATATTTATATAATAGAAAACAAATAAAACAAAAACAATGAAGCTAGTTAATTTAATCCCACTAAAAGAAATTGATTTTAAAAATCAAGACCAATTTGATGCATATGTTAAACAACACGAATTAAGACCCGCTACCAAAGTAACAATCGCAGGTAAAGTTACAACTGCTGGACAAGCAGCTAAAGATTCCAAACCTACTAAGGGTTCATCGGTATTTGGTAAAGATAAAGGAGCTTCAGTATTTGCTAAGGCGGGTGGAGCATCATCTGATACTAAAAAAGTAGAACCTAACGCTGAAAAATCTAAATACGATAATAAAGAGTATTGGAAAGATGCTGAAAAAAGCGATAGCTCGGGATACAATGATTATGATGATGAAGATGATGATGATTATGGGTATGATGATGAAGAAGCGGGCGATGGCGTAGCACTTACATCCGATAGATTGGATAAAGTAGAATCGGCACTTGAAGATGATTTAAATTTAACAGGTAATGGATTTTCTACTACACGTGAAAGTAGTGGTGGAGGTGGTGGTTGGGAAGGACCTATGACAATAGTTTCTAAAGATGCTGACCAAGAAAGTGGTAACTATATTAGTTTATCAGTAGGAAGCCCAAACAATGATGGTAAATTTTCAATCGTATTTGCAAATGATGCAGGAATGCCATATTTTGAACCTGATTACGATGCACTTACCGGTGATAATGATTTAGAACCACAACAAGCTTATAAAGTTACAAAGGCTTTAATGAAAATACCTGAAGTTCAAAAAGTATTAAAGGGTGAAATGAGTATAGATGAGTTTCAACCAATATATGATAAATTGAAATCTAAATTTTCAAAAGGCTCTTCTGTTAAAGAGAATCATATAAAATTGAAATCTCTAATAAAAAGAAAATAATACTAAAAGATGACTCCAAATTTCGAAGAAATATTATTGGAACTAAGTTATAGAATTCCAACCGGAATAGTTGATTTAACCAACGAAGAACACTTAGATGAATTAGTTATCATCTTAGAGGAGAATCGTATATACAATTCACAAGCAATTAATAGTTTGAGAGAAAAAGCAGAAGCAAATAAAAAAGACCCAGAAGTAACTTATGTTGATAAAGGGGGAAAAAAGCATACTGTAAAATATTCATCGGCTATAAAATACGATGATAAGCATCCAGGATATTTAGCAGCTATGAAGTTGATGAGTAAAACATCAAAACCTTCAAAGGATACACCAAAATCAGTTAAGCCTGCTACAATTAAAATAAGTGGAGCCGAAAAAAGAGCTCAGCAAACTACACAATCAAAACAATCTAAACCATCTTCTAATACAAAATCAAGTGGTAAATTTTCTGATATAGTTGCTGGAATGGGAAATAATAAAAAAACAGAAGCACAATTACAAAATACTGTTCAGGCTCAAAAATCGGTGTTAGATACAATTGATAAACTTGCAAAAACAAAAGGAAACCCACACGCCGCTGACCATAAAAAAGTTAAAGAATTACTTGGAAAATTATTTAATGGAGAAAAACTAAATTCTTCAGAGCAAAAATTGACAGCTCAATATATTAGAGTAGCAGAACCAACCGAAAATAATCCAAATGCTACTAAATTTTATATAGCTAAAGAACCTGGTAATTTTAAAAGCCAAGGACCAACTTCTAGAGTAAGAATATATGTTGGAGCAAAAGATTCATCTAATCCCGTAAATGGTGCGTTTGGTAAATTTGTTAGAAATAATGGTATGGCTGAATTATCCCCATCTACATTTGGTGGTAAACTTTCAACCGCAAATCAAACATATGTTGATAAAGCTGGTAAAACTAGATTATTAAAAGGAGCAAGTCAGGTTAAAAAAGCAAAAGATGGTACGGTAGAGTCTGTTAAAGTAGGTGGACTTAATATAGTTAGAGTAGACCCAAAATCAGCAAAATCGGATAGACAACGAAAGCAAATAGAAAAGAATAATAGAACAATGGATGAATACGCCGAAAAAATAGAAGCAGGTGATTTAGATTTCATTGATATGGATACGGGAGTTATACCCGATTCTCCGGAAAATAGAGTAACTGTAATCAAAGAAGCTATTAGTGGGATGGGGACAAGGTTTAAAGCATTAGCTGATAAGGCTTTAATAACAGATGATGAAACGTTAAAACTTATTGATACTCTTAATACTTTTTCAAAAAAAGACCCTAACAAAAATCCCGAAGCATGGTCAAAAGAATTTGAAACAATTTTATCTAATATAGCAAATCACGATGGAGAACCATCTTTAAAAGAAGGTTGGGCAAATTACGCAGAAATCTTTGTAGCTATACAGGAAATGCATGATAATGGTAAAGGAACACAAAATGGTAAATGTGCATTATTACCACAAAGTACAACATTAGAAACAGTAGATGTTATTACCATTTCAAATGGTAAGGGTGAGAATAGAATCGTAACATTGGATGGTAGAAGTGTTAAAAAAGGTGTTGGTGGAGCAAGTGGATTGGGTTCTAAAGCTAGAAAATCAACGTATAAAAATGACCCAAAAGGATTAATTAGAAAAGGAGTAATCGAATTATCAGAATCACATGGTAAACCATTCGAAATAAAGTTAGATAGTTCATTAAAAGAGCATCAAGCATTAAACAAAGGGTATCAGGAAGAATTAAAACAAAAATCTCTAAAATTAAATGTAAGTCCTGAATTTGTTAAGCAAATTGAAAATGAATTAAAGAAGGGTGGGAAAGGTGAAAGTAAAGTCACCAGTGCTCTTGCAAAAGTAATATTAGAAAGACAAAAAGCAGGGTTAGAGGTTAATGCAAGTATTACATCGGCTTTACGATTGAGATTGGAATCTAGATATATGTACACCGAGTTAGCACATGAAGCCTACAATACAAATGTAGATGTTCAGGATTTTTCGAATGATAGTGTACTATCTCAAAAAGAAGATAAAGGTGGAGCTAAATTAGTAAAAGAACGTAGAATCTTTGTAGATAGTTCTGATGGCATAGAAATACTAGCATATCCTAAACCTGAATTCAACATTGGATTTGATTTAGAAGGAAGAAGTAGAAATCCAGGAGCAGGAAGATTTCATAACGAGAAAAAGAGAATATAAAAAAATGAATACACAACTATTATGTTTATTTACATATAGACCAGAATTAGATATATCCTTACAATTTGTAATACAAAGTTATGTCTTAATAAATCCAAATATTTTTATATTAGAAAATAGACTAAAGGAGGATGATTTATTTATTACATTTAATGTGGAGAAAGGTTCATCGCCAATAGATTCTCAATGGAAAACTATTTTAGTTCATAGAAAGAAGCAATCAAATACCATCTATACAATTAACGCCTTAAATGAAGTTATTAAATCTAAGACAGGTGGACAATTAGATAATTCATATCAATTAGATTGGGAAGATTATAGAAACTCTATAATCACCACATCAAACTACGGCTACAAAAAAATCCCTACAAAAGTTTTCAAAAGTTTAAATCTTTCTGATTTTAAATAATAATACTTTTTAATTTGGAAATTCCGAATTAATTTATTATATTTGTTCTAATATAAAATAGAAACAAATAAAAATTAATCATGTCGGAAATTAAAGAACAAACTGCAATCGAATATTGCGAAGAAACCTATCCACAAACGTGCGAAGAATTCAAAAACATCTTAGATGAGATGTACACTACATTTTGCAAAAAGCAAAGAAACTATGGAACTGGAAATATTTCCGTAGGAACGGCACTTCAAACCAACGAAGATATCAAATTATCATTAAGTGGACTATGGTTCAGAAAGAATGATAAGATTCAAAGATTAAAACAATTGGTAGTATTAGGGGCTCCGGATGAAGTAGGAGAATCAATCGAAGATACCTACCAAGACCTCGCAGTTTATTCAGTTATCTCTCAATTGGTGACTAGAAATAAATGGGCGAAATAATTTGGAATATTAAAAAAATAGTTGTATATTTGATACAACAAAAGATAAAAAGGTTATATTTAGATATAGGTAATATCGATATACACCTAAACTTTAAAAACAATTATTAACTTTAAAACAAAAGAAAAATGGACATTTCATTAGCCTTGAAACGATTTAACTCGTTACAAAACACTTCCAAAAAATCAGATTCACTTTGGAAGCCAACACCGGGAAAACATCAAATTAGATTAGTTCCCTACAAGTTCAACAAAGACATCCCGTTTATTGAACTTTACTTTCACTACAACATTAACAACAAAACTTATCTATCTCCAATTTCATTTGGTAGACCTGACCCTATTGTTGAGTTTGCAGAAAAACTTAAACGTACAGGCGACACCGATGATTGGAAAGCAGGTAAGAAAATGGAGCCAAAGTTAAGAACTTTTGCACCTGTTATTGTAAGAGGTAAAGAAAACGAAGGTGTTAAATTTTGGGGATTCGGTAAGACCGTTTACCAGGATATCTTAGGTTACATCGCTGACCCGGATTACGGAGATATCACAAACCCATTGAATGGTAGAGATATCGTATTGGAAATTGTTGCAGCTGAAGAATCAGGTACATCATATCCAACGACTACAATCCGTGTTAAGCCAGCTCAAACAAAGGTAGCTGATTCGCCGGAAGCAATTCAAACTATTTTGGAAAATCAAAAAGATATTACCGAAGTATATTCAGAATTATCTTATTCAGAATTAAAAGGTGTATTAGAAACTTGGTTAAACCCATCAGCAGTAGCATCTACTGATAGTGATAGTGTAGTTGAAGAATTAGAAGCTCCTAAACAAGCTCCTAAAGTAAAACCACAACCATCAGTAGATTTAGGTGGAACATCTGATATTAGTGGAGATTTGCCTTGGGAAACTGAAGCACCTGCCGCACCAAAAGCAGCAGCACCAAAAGATGATGTAGCATCGGCATTCGATGATTTATTCAACAACTAATTAAAAAAGTTACAATGGCCAAAAGAGAAGAAGACTTAGCGAGCATACTCGCTGACACTCTCAACAAACAAAATAAGGATGGTAAGATTGCCTATTTCTTAGATGATGATAGTACGGATGCACCTACTAACGTTAAAGATTGGTTATCTACGGGTAACGCAATGTTAGATGTGGCAATTTCAAATCGTCCTTATGGTGGTTTGCCGGTTGGTCGTATTAGTGAGATTACGGGTTTAGAGCAGAGTGGAAAATCTCTGCTCTCCGCCCATCTCTTAGCAGAAACCCAAAAGAAGGGTGGTGTTGCAGTACTAATAGATACGGAAACCGCAGTAAGTAGAGAATTTTTAGAAGCAATCGGAGTAGATATCTCAAAACTACTTTACGTTTCAGTTGATACTGTTGAAGGTATTTTCGAAGCGTGTGAAACAATTATTGAGAAAGTAAGAACGGGTGATAAAGATAGATTAGTTACAATCGTAGTCGATTCAGTAGCAGCGGCATCTTCAAAGAAAGAGATGGAAGCTGATTATGATAAAGATGGTTACGCAACTGATAAAGCTATTATTATTTCCAAAGCAATGAGAAAGATTACCAATATGATTGGTAGACAATCAATCGCTTTAGTATTCACAAATCAGTTAAGACAAAAAATGAACGCAATGTTTGGCGACCCTTGGACAACATCAGGTGGTAAAGCATTAGCATTTCATAGTTCGGTTAGATTGAGATTGAAGAGTATGGGGCAATTAAAAGTTGGTGATAGAATCGTTGGTATTAAAGTTCGTACGCAAGTTATTAAAAATAGAATGGGGCCACCACTAAGGTGTGCAGATTTTGATATCTTCTTTGATAGAGGTATCGATAACTACGGAGGTTGGTTAGCAGTTATGAAAGATGCTAAAATCTTAAAGCAAGCAGGAGCTTGGTATGAATACATTGATATTGATACAGGCGAAATTAGTAAATTCCAATCTAAAGACTTCACTAAGATGTTAGAGAACGAAGAACTAAAAGACCAAATCTATCGTAGGATTTGTGAGGCAACCATTTTACAATACAAAACAAATTCGGCAACGGATGAAGTTGAATCAACAACGGACGGAGCAAATGAGTCAGATTAATAAAAAGTATTTAGATATACTAAAACAAATAGATGAAGAACATAAGGGTTTTGGAGATTTACAACGTAACTCCAAAACTTTGGTTATTGATGGTCTTAATACCTTCATTCGTTCTTGGTCAACCGCTCCGAATCTTAATGATAACGGAGACCACATTGGAGGAATAGTCGGTACTTTAAAAAGTATCGGCTACGCCATCCGATTAATTAACCCTACACGAGTAGTCGTAGTTTTTGATGGTAAGGGGGGTTCAAACAGCAGAAAAGAAATATACGCAGGATACAAATCCGAAAGAGGTAAGAACAAAATCAAAATGAGATTGAATCGTGCCGCTTCCGTTGAAATGAACCCAGAAGAAGAAAGTGCATCTATGAAACGTCAAATGACAGGATTAGGTGAGTTACTTTCAGCTCTACCCGTAACCATTATGATTTACGATGGAATCGAAGCTGATGATGTAATGGCTTATATAGCTACTACATTAAAGAAAGAAAATGAGAAAGTAGTAATAATGAGTTCGGATAAAGATTTTCTTCAATTAGTGAATAAAGATGTTAGTGTATATTCACCATCTAAGAAGAAGATTTACACAATCGATGAAGTAAAAGAAGAATACGGATTTCATCCTCACAATTTTATTAATTTCAGAATGATTGATGGCGATAAATCCGATAATGTAGAAGGCATTACGGGATTGGGTGCAAAAACAATTATCAAAGCATTTCCAATACTAACCGAAGAAAATGTGCATACTACCGAATCTATGTTAGAGTATATTGAAACTCTACCAAAGAAAATAAAAGCACACGAATTATTTCAAAACAATTTGGAAATCTTAAAAAGAAATCGTAAATTGATGCAGTTATCCGAACCAGACTTTAGTGGCAATCTTCGTTTAAAAATAATGGATAGGTTCAATGAATCAACTCCAAAGTTTGATAAACATTCATTTCTAAAGTTAGGGATAAAGAATCGTATGTTAGATGCGTTTCCAAATGTAAACGATTGGTTACAATCAACATTTTCACATATTAGTAAATTTTAAAAAATAAGTTATGGCAGACAAAGTAGCACAACCAATTGGAGATAGAGTTCTCCTAAAAGAATCAGAACAACAAAGTGATAGAACTGCAGGTGGAATTATTATTCCAGACAGCGCTAAATTAGAAGATGTTAAAAGAGCAGAGGTTATCAAAGTAGGACCTGGCATTTACACACAAAATGGAACATTGATTCCAATGAGTGTAAAGGAAGGCGATGAAGTGATTTTACCACCATACCATCAGGGACAAGAGGTAAAAATCAATGGAGAAAAATATACCTTATTAAGAGAATCAGAAATCTTAATGGTATTAAAATAATTTTTAAATTAAAACATGGACAAACCGTATGAAGTGTATTAAAGTAGTAAGAGAAACAAAAGACAATAAAATTGGTACAATTCGTAGAGTAGCAGATTTAGAAGCGGATACCAAAGTAAGTAGTAAAGTATGGGCGTTCTGCCCAAAATCGGAGTGGAAATTAGCAACTCGAAAACCAAAGAGTGTGCAAGTTAGTGACCAAGTTACTGACCAAGTAGAAGAATTATCAATCGAAGAGAAAAAATTAGCAAGAAAGAAAACTAAGAAATAATGGAAGCAATAGATACACTAGTCAAATATGGCCAATCGTATCAATCTAAAGTTGTTGCTTCTCTTATATCAGATGTAAAGTTCTTAGAACAGGTAACTGAAATAACCAAACCAGCTTTTTTTGAATCACAAGCCAACCAATGGATTATCGAAGAAGTACAACGATACTTCGATGAATACCGTACAGTTCCTACAATGGAAGTGTTTAAAATCAAAGTAGGTGTTGTTGATGATAAAGCATTAAAGCAAACTGTAATTGAACAATTAAAAAATGTTTATTTACAAATAGGTTCGGAAGATTTACCATATGTAAAAAAGGAATATCTAACATTTTGTAAAAACCAAAAAGTAAAAGATGCCCTCCTAAAATCGGTAGATTTACTCAAAGCAGGTAACTACGATAAGATTATAGATACAATGATGGCGGCATCCAAAGTTGGTGTAGAAAACGACTTAGGGATGGATTATATCGATAATTTTGAACTGATTATGGAAGATGTCAAACGTTTTTCAGTATCCACAGGATGGGATGTAATTGATGAATTAACGGATGGAGGATTAGGACCAGGCGAATTAGGAGTTGTAATGGCTCCATCAGGCATTGGTAAAAGTTGGTTCTTATCTAAAATAGCATGTTCAGCAGTTCAGCAGGGTATGAATGTTTTACATTATACTTTAGAATTATCTGAAAGTTATGTAGGACAGAGATATACAACAATTCTCACCGGTATCCAAACATCGGAACACAAAGAACGTAAAGATGAAATCATTCGTAAGATTAAGAATACACCAGGTAGAGTTCGTATTAAGTATTATCCACCACAAATTGCATCAGCTAAAACACTTTCGGCTCATATTGAAAAATTAAGAGCAAGTGGATTTAATCCAAATTTAATCATTATTGATTACGCCGATTTATTAAAAAGTGGAAATAGTAATAGAGATGGATTATATGCAGAATTAGGTGGAATCTATGAAGAATTAAGAGGTTTAAGTGGTGAACAACAAATTCCTATTTGGACAGCAACTCAAACTAATAGAGCAGCTATCGACCACGAAATTATTGGAGCTGATTCAGTTGGTGATTCTTATAAGAAAGTACAAACTGCCGATTTCATTATGAGTGTGAGTAGAAAGACAAAAGATAAGTTATCAAACACAGGTCGTATTCACATCGTTAAGAATCGATTTGGACCTGATGGGATGACTTTCCCTGCAAAAATTGATACATTCCACGGAATAATGGATATATTTGCAGCTAACTCCGCTGATGGTGTAATTGCTACAAAAGATTCTAAAAATGGAGAGAATTTAGAAAAGAAATTATTACACAAAAAGTATGTAGAGAATATGGGATAAGTGACAAAAAGTCATATAAAGTTTTCTAAAGAAAAGAGAAAATTTTAATTACTGATGAATAGTTATACCTACAACTCTAATAAAAATTTATATAGAATGAGCAAATTATTTACTGATAGAATCGCCTATAAACCATTTGAATTTCCAGACTACTACAATGAAGGTTGGTTAAAACAAATGCAGGCATTTTGGTTACATACTGAAATCCCAATGCAGGGTGATGTGAAGGATTGGAATGAGAATTTAACAGAAGAAGAAAAACATTTAGTAGGTAATATTCTTTTAGGATTTGCACAAACCGAATGTGCCGTATCTGATTATTGGACTGGTATGGTTACTAAATGGTTTCCAAAGCATGAGATTAGACAGATGGCAATGGCATTTGGTTCACAAGAAACAATACATTCGGTTGCATACTCATACTTAAATGAAACATTGGGATTAGATGACTTTGCAGGCTTTATGCATGATGAAGTTATGAAAGAAAGATTTGAACTATTAACAAACACAACCGCAGATTGGACTCCTAAAGATTTACAAACAAATCATAAGGCTAGAGTTGAGGTTGCTCGTTCACTTGCTATCTTTTCGGCATTTGCTGAAGGTGTAGCATTATACTCATCATTCGCTGTATTGTATTCATTCCAAATGAGAAATTTTCTTAAAGGAATCGGACAACAAATGAAGTGGAGTGTAAGAGATGAATCACTACATTCAAAGATGGGTTGTCAATTATTCAGACATATGTGTGAAGAGTTTCCTGAATTGTTAGAAGAAGCAAAAGCTGATATCTACAAAGCAGCTGAAATCATTAGAGATTTGGAACATAAGTTTATTGATAAAATTTTTGAAATGGGCGATTTAGAGAATCTTAAAGCAGATGATTTAAAAGAATTCATTACAAAACGAGTTAATGAAAAATTAGGAGAATTGGGTTATAATCCAATACCAGGAGGAGATGACTACTTTGAGTTTAACAAAAAGAAAGCATCTGAATTGGATTGGTTCTATCATCTTACAGGTGGTGTTACACACACCGATTTCTTCGCTATGAGACCTACCGATTATAGTAAGGCAGGAGAAGGTGAAAATTGGGATGATATATTTTAAAAAAAGTTTATGAAAAATTACGGAGAAGAAAATGGATGGGAAATTGATGTTGATTTCCCTTTTTGGGGAAACAATGAGATATATGTAAAAACTATATCTAAAACATATTTACAGGCCGGGGAAAAACCTAAAGATGCATATTGGAGAGTTGCCACCGCAGTTGCCAAAAGATTGGAGAAACCACAATTAGCAACAAAATTCTTTGACTATATGTGGAAGGGTTGGCTATGTTTAGCAACGCCGGTATTAGCTAATACTGGTACTGATAGAGGTTTACCTATATCTTGCTTCGGTATTGATGTGGGTGATAGTATATTTGAAATTGGTTCTAAAAACTTAGAATTAATGCTATTAGCAAAGCATGGTGGGGGTGTGGGTATCGGAATCAATATGATACGACCTGCAGGTACTAAAATCACAGGAAATGGTACATCTGATGGGGTAGTTCCTTTTTGTAAAATCTATGATTCAACTATCCTTGCAACAAATCAGGGTTCAGTTCGTAGAGGAGCAGCATCAGTAAATATTAAAATCGAACATAAAGATATTGAAGATTTCTTAGAGATTAGAGAACCCAAAGGCGATGTTAATCGTCAATCACTTAACTTACACCAATGTGTTGTAATTAGTGATAGATTTATGAAGAAGTTAGAAGAAGGTGATTCAGAAGCCCGTAGAAAGTGGGGTAAAATATTACAAAAAAGAAAAGCAACCGGTGAACCATATATTATGTATAAGGGGAATGTGAACAAAGCAAATCCTGAAATGTATAAGAAGAATGGTTTGAAAGTACATATGACTAACATATGTTCTGAAATAGTTTTACATACTGATGAGCAACATTCATTCGTTTGTTGTCTAAGTTCATTAAATTTAGCAAAGTATGATGAGTGGAAAGATACTGATTTAGTTTATACGGCTACGGTATTCTTAGATGGTGTATTGGAAGAGTTTATTCAGAGAGCTAAGAATATGAAAGGATTTGAAAATTCAGTTCGTTCAGCAGAAAGAGGTAGAGCATTGGGATTAGGTGTATTAGGATGGCATACTTACTTACAACAAAAAGGACTACCATTTGAAGGATTACAAGCTCAATTTGAAACTCGTAAGATTTTCTCTCAATTAAAGATTGAATCTGAAAGAGCAAGTAGAGATTTAGCAAACGAATATGGCGAACCCCTATGGTGTAAAGAAAGTGGACTTCGTAATACTCACCTAAGAGCAGTAGCACCTACGGTATCAAACTCTAAATTGAGTGGTAATGTTAGTAGTGGTATTGAACCTTGGGCAGCTAACGTATTTACCGAACAAACATCAAAAGGAACTTTTATCAGAAAGAACCCAGAATTAGAAAGAGTACTTCGTAAGATGGGTAAGAACACAAAAGAGGTGTGGGATAAAATCCTTGCAGATGGTGGTTCGGTGCAAGATTTGGATTTTTTAGATGAATGGTGTTTTTCAGGTGATAAGTTAGTTGAATGTACAGAAGTATCAATAGATGAAAGAGCACATAGATGTAGTTCAGTTAAGGATGTATTTAAAACATTTAAAGAAATCAATCAGTTAGATTTGGTAAGGCAAGCTGGTATAAGACAACAATATATAGACCAAGCAGTTTCCCTAAATTTGGCATTTCCTGCAACGGCTGACCCTAAATGGATTAATCAAGTTCACTTAGAAGCTTGGAAGCAAGGAGTTAAAACATTATATTATATGAGAACCGAATCAGTTTTACGAGGTGATATCGCTGCAAAAGCTATGGACCCGGATTGTATAAGCTGTGAAGGATAAACTAAATTAAAAAATGGCGGATAATCAATCAACAAAACATAAAGAATTGACAGAGAAAATTAGAGAAGAAAAAATCGACTATCCGAAAGGCCCTATTAAATTCCAATTACAATTAAATGAGGAGCAAAAGGAAGCTAAGGAAAAGATTCTAAATAACGCCATAACAATCCTAAGTGGTAAAGCCGGTAGTGGTAAAACACTATTAGCTTGTCAGGTAGCATTAGATATGTTATTTAAAAAGACGGTAAACAAAATCATCATAACTCGTCCAACGGTAAGTAAAGAAGAAATTGGATTTTTACCTGGTGATTTAAGAGAGAAAATGGAGCCTTGGATGCAACCAATCTATTCCAACTTTTATCAACTTTATAACAAAGAAAAGATTGATAAAATTTTAGAAAGTGGACAAGTAGAAATTGTACCCCTTGCATTTATGAGAGGTAGAACATTTTTAGATGCATTCATTATAGTAGATGAAGCTCAGAATTGTACAAACGACCAAATGGAAATGATTACATCTCGTTTGGGATTACGAAGTAAAATGGTTGTGTGTGGCGATACACAACAGGTAGATTTGAAATATAGAGGAGATAGTGGATTTAAATTCTTAGTAACGGCAGCAAAAAAGATTAAGGATATGGATTCACAAACATTATTAACCAATCATAGACATCCGGTTGTAGACGCATTATTGGATGCATATGATGATTTTAAAAACAAAACAAATGGTAACAGTTAAAAAATTTAGTGCAGTATGGTGTGGGCCGTGTAGAGCATTAGCTCCGGTAATGAATGAAGTAAAAACACAATTTTCAAATGTTAAATTTGAAGAGTATGATGTGGATGAAGCCTACGAAGAAGCAACTAAGTATGGCGTTCGTTCAGTTCCAACGGTAATCATTGAAAAAGATGGTGAAGAAGTTGAAAGATTTACAGGAGTATCATCAAAAATGGCATATATTAACGCTATAAACGAAAATTTAAAGTAAAATATTTGTGATTCTCAAAAAAAAGTGTTATATTAGACGTATGTTAAGAGGAGAAGCGCATCCAATGCACAAACTAACTGAAGAGCAGATACTGCAAATCAGAGAACTATATAGAGTAGGTCATAGAAATATCAATGTTATTGCTAGAAACTACCGAGTATCTTCTGCTAACATTAAGAAAATAGTTACAAACCAAACATGGACACATATGATTAAGTGGCCATATGAAAAGCAATAAGTTATGAGCGCCGAAGAACAAATCGAAGAAATTCTATTAGAAGCCGATTCATATGGATTGTGGAGAGAGGTATTAGATGATGCTAAAAAACTTATGGAGGAAAATCCTAAGAGAGATAGAGTATCTGCCTTTGAAGAAGCATTCAATGATTGGGTAAAATAGTTACATGAAAATAGAAGGAAAAGATTATTGTGATATATCTAAACTTTCGATAAGATTAGTAAGTAAAGATATAGCAAAAGATATTATTATTAATAACCATTATAGTGGTATATGGACAAAAGTATCTTATGCTATTGGTTTATTTTATATATCAAACGATGAACATAAATTTTTTGGTGGCGTAAACGAACAACTTATTGGAGTTGCCTGTTATGGTGACCCGATTGGTAGACATTCCGGCGCATCTATATCCGAAACATTAGATAGAACGGAAGTTTTAGAACTTACCCGTTTATTTGTATTTGATGGATATGGTAGTAATATTGAGAGTTGGTTTGTAGGACAAACTTTCAATTGGTTAAGAGAAAATGCACCACACATTAAAGCATTGGTATCATATTCAGACCCAAAAGTTGGACATTTAGGAACTGTTTATCAAGCAACTAATTGGATATATCAGGGAAATCGAATCAGACCAAACGATAGTTGGAGTTTCAAATGGAGTGAGATTGATGAATGGCATCATAGTAGAACTTCATATGTTAAGTATGGAACAAACGACCCAAAGATAATTCAGACAATGGTTACATCGCCATTTTGGATTAAAAAAGAACCACGCAAACATAGATATGTTTACATACTATTGCATGGAAAAGAAAAGAAGAAATTATTTAAATCATTAAAATACCCATCTCTACCATATCCAAAATTAAATGTTGAATTTGTGGAGGAGATACTCAAATTAGAGCCAATAAAATAAAGTTATGAAAGAAGAAGGCAAAAATTATTGCGATACATCCAAAGTATATATTGCACCAATCACCAAAGATGTAGCAAAAGATATTATCGTAAAGAAGCACTACACACACGCTTGGACAGCTTGTAGATATGCTTTAGGTATTTTTTATAAAATGGATGAAAGTAATGCATTAGGTGAAGATAATAAATTAATTGGATGTTTAGTTTATGGATTTCCCGTTGGGGCAAGGGCAGCAACTTCTATTTCAGATTTACTTACAAAAGATAATGTATTAGAATTGACTCGTTTATATTGTGATGATGGATATGGCTCTAATATTGAATCATACGCAATGGGACAATCATTCAAATGGTTTAGAGAAAACGATAAGGCTATTAAAGCACTTATTTCTTATGCAGATAATGGGCAAGAACATTTAGGTGGTATTTACCAAGCAACAAATTGGATTTATCAGGGGTTAAATACTGATATAGCCCTAATGCCAAATTATGGAATATCTTTATCAAATGACCCTTATAAATGGATTCATAGTAGGACTGTGTTTACAAAGTGGGGTAGTGGTAATTTAGAACATCTTCGTAGAGAAATTGGTAAGGATGGATATAAGCAATTTTGGAGAAGAGAAGAGCCACCAAAACATAGATATCTTCAAATTGTTACGGCTGATAAGAAAGAAAAGAAAGCAATTATGAAAACGTTCAAACACGAAATCAGACCATATCCAAAAGATACACGAGCGTTCAATAAAGATATTCAGATGTGGGAAACAATTGCACCTGAATCAGAAATAGATACCAAATTTTGGTAATTTAAAATTAATTAGTTATATTTGTAATATGAAATTTTGGAACACAGGCGAAGAAACAAACACAACCACATTTGATTATGATGTGATGAAAAGAAAGTTCATTGAAAATTTGGACTATCTTAAAGAAATGTCAGTAGAGCAACAAACTTTATATAAGAAGTGGATTGAATGGAATGCTGATAGAGTTTCTAATATGAAGAGATTGCCTGCATTACAATCATACTACGATTCATTGTGGAAGCCAGCTGATATTAATAATAAGGAATTAACTATTTCTGAAATAGAGCAATTAGAACCTTATGTGGAAATCGTTGAAGATGACCCAAAAGAATCTACTCGTTGGACTGAAATCCGTAAGTTAATACATACTATGGAATTTTCGGCAAATCCTGGCAGAAACGTAAAAATATATGTTAAGGATAGAGTTAGTGGAAAGATATTAGGACAAATATGTTTGGGGTCTGATATTACATCATTAGGCGTTAGAGATGAATATATTGGTTGGAGTAAAGAAGATAAGTTTGAAAAAGGTAAATTAAATTGTACATCTATTGCTACAACGATTGTATCTACGCAACCATTTGGTTATAATTTTTTAGGTGGTAAGTTAATCGCAGCATTAGCAACCGCACCCGAAGTTAGAGCATATTGGAAAACTAAATATGATAATCCATTAGTTGGAGTAGGAACTACATCTTTATATGGTATTCATTCACAATATAATGGTATTCCACATTTCAAAACATTAGGAGAATCCAAAGGTAAGATTTCTACAAAGCCAGATGATTCAGTTTATAATCCTTGGCATCAATGGATTAAAGAAAATCGTTCGGAATGGTATAAGACGCACATTATGGATGAGAGAGAACGTAATGGTGCTAATATGGGATACGAAAAGAACGGACCTGTAAGTGGAATTAAACAAAAGATTATTCAGGCAATTTTCAAAGAATTAGGAATCAAAGGAAACGCTTACGACCACGGATTTCAAAGAGGTGTATATTTTGCACCAATATACCAAAATGGTAATGAGTTTTTAAAATCAAACATCGAAGAAAAGGATTTAATTCTTAATGAAAAGTTTGCAAAAGGAAACGAATATACCACTAAGTGGTGGAAGGATAAAGCCATCAAACGATATACAAAACTACACGATGAGGGTAGAATCAAACCCGAAGTATTATTCTACGTTGATGCAATTGGTATGACGTGGGAGCAAATGCAAGAAGCATATTTAAAAGAGGTGGGTAGATAACATATTGATTATCAACCTGTTATATAAAATATCCCTAATTATTTGGTAATTTGGAATATTGTTAGTATATTTGTATATAAACAAAATTGAGGGAAACACCGCTGTAGCCCCAAAAAAGAGGCGGATAAATTTTATCAAAAACTCAAGCATAGAGCCTAAAATTGCAAAAACACAATGGAAACATTACAATTAAAAGTTGTCAATGATGCACTATCTCAAAATCGAATAGATGCTGACACCGAACCTCGCTTCATTTCTGGTACTGAAATGTTAGCAATGGAGAATTCAAACACTTTGGATAAATCTCCTGAATATCAAAGACCTTACACTAAGTTAGATGGAAAACCGGGTTACTATGGCGATGAGTGGCAAAAAGCTCTTATCGTAGCATTTCTAACAGGTAAGTTTATTCAACCAATCCATCACCGATATAACCTTACTAAGAAAAAATGGGAGATTATAGATGGTGGACATAGAACTCGAACTATTCTTAATTTCTTTAAAGGATTACTTAAAACTCCAAACGGATTTAGTTTTGAATGGAAAGGTGGTGTATATGATTTAGGTGGAAAGACTTGGGATACAATTCAATTTGACCATGACGACCTTGCTAAATACTTAATGGATAATAACTATTTCTTTGTTGTAAGATATAGTAATATGAGTGATAAGGAAGCTAGAGCAAAGTTTGTTACGTTGAATAACTTAAATATAGTTACATCAGCTGAAAGAAGAAATGCATATAATGCTGAAATTGCTCATTTATGTAGAAAGTTAGGAGCAGTTGATTATTCGCCATATAAGATTTTTAACACATTTAATGGTGGTAAAATGGAATATGTATCAATGGCATGCATTAAAAGAGAAACCGATGCGTTTGTAACCGCTTTGATACACCAAATTTATTTAGGTGATACTTGGAGAGAGGGTGATAACAATGCTTGGAATACATTGTATATTCAGGATGAAAGAGATAGTGAGAATGGATTATCCAAATTTACATTAGATGGTAAATATTCAAAAGAAGCTAAAACCATTTTAAAAATGTTAAATGATATGGTTATAGAACATACGGGTATAAAAGGATATGGTAAAAATTATTGGGGTGTACATAGATTATTAAAGTATAGTATGTTCTTTAGATGGTTATTAGCAACTTATTCGAAGAAGAAACTAAGTATAGATTATAAAACGTTTGTTACTGAATTTGATAAAGTAGTTGCTTCTATCAAAGAGAAACATCTTGAATACCAACGATACGAATTAGTAAATGGTAAAGTAGTTGTAAAAAATGGTACTAAGAATAAAGATATAGATGCTATTCCTTACCCGGCTACTAAAGTATTTAGTGGTGGTACTCGTATTGATGACTATGAATTCATTTTACTACACGTACAAGCTGCATTTGATTTAGATAAATTTGGTGTAAGTATTGGCGAAGTGAGAGGTAAATTCGTAGAGCAAGATGTTTGGGAAGTATGGGCTGAACAAGATTATAAATGTTTAGGATGTGATAAAGAAATAACTAGAAGTGAAATAGAAGCTGACCATATTGTTCCTGTAAAAGGAGATGGTAAAACTGATAAAGATAATTTACAAATTCTATGTTCGGATTGTAATGGAGATAAATCATCTGGTATGAACTATGATGAATTGGTTAAAGCTTTACAAAATAAAAGCGGTAGATTAAGCGCTGAACAAATTAAAAAAATAGGAAAAGTTTTATCAATATAATATGAGTATATTTTGGGAAAGTGTAGAATACAATAAAGCAAGGAAAGTGTTGGTGATACCTAATATCACCAACTCTTCCAATATTGAAAAGGATTCTTTTGTAGATGTTATATACAATCATATAAAATCATTGGAATCGCATGGAGAATTCTTTTGGAATATTATATTACCACAACCCGTTAAGAAATTAAATCTAATAAATGTAAAGCAACATATACTTCAATTTTCAGGTGATATGATTAAAATGAGAACATATCCACCCGATATGAATCGTTTGTTGGAAACATTAGAATATGATGTAATATATTCACATTTGCCCGATTGGCCGCAAGTTGGTAGATATAAGAACGATTTCAAAACCAATGTAATTGGATACTGCCATTGGTGGGAAATGAAATCTTGCAATGCGGAAGATAGAAAAAACAAATGGAGATGGATGCCGATTGAACTATTGGGGGTATCTCAAATGGAAACTTGCTTTTTAAATACGCAAGAACAAAAAGATAGAGTTTTAGAAGAAGCAAAATTATGGTTCAATGATTTGTTTATTCAAAAATTAAGTAGTATATTAGTAGTGTGGAATTTAGGAATAGATGTTACAAAAATTATCGAATCACCTAAACCAAAAGAAAAAGTTATTGTATTCAATCATAGGGCGGCTGCATATAAAGGATATCCATCTTTTATTAAGTTGATGGAAGAATATAGAGGACGTAGACAAGATTTCAAAGTTTGGGTGCCGCAATTAGATGGTAAGCCTGAATTTAGTTGGGTTGATAATACCAAAGTAGCTAAGCATGATTATTATAAAAAATTACAATCATGTTCGGTTGGAATTCAAATGAGGCAGACAAACTATGGTTGGAGTGTAGCAGCTACCGATTGTATGATGAATGGTACTCCTATGATATTTCAGGAATCAGATTGTTATAAAGAAATAGAGCCAGATGGACTATTTTTTAAATATAAAAAGGATTTGTTTAATATGTTAGATAAAATATTAGATGATGAAAATCATAGATTAGAATTATCTAATAAAGCAATTGAGAGAGCAAAGAAGCTATCTGAAAATGATAGTAGGATGATTAAAATATTAAACGAAAAACTAAGAGGATAATGTATCAAAATATTTATTACGAAAGGCAAAAGAATTTGATTCATCTATGGGATGATAAAAGTGGATATCAAACTTTCCCATATCGAAAGTATGCATATAAACGAGATACACATGGTGAGTACCTTTCTATGTATGGTGATAAATTAACCAAAGTTGGTAAATGGGAAAAGGAAGATGCTGAAGATTTATTTGAATCAGATGTTCCCGAAACAACGAGAGTTTTAGTAGATATATACGATAACGATTTACCATCAAAAGGACATAGGGTTCTTACCTTCGATATTGAGGTAGAAATGATATCAGGTCTACCAAACACAAAAGATGCAAAGAATGAAATTACGGCCATTGCTGCACACGATGGAGCAACAAAGCTGTATGATGTATTTGTATTAGATAAAGAACGTAAGGTTAAGAATAAAGCCAAAAACTTTAACAAAGATGGTAGAGAAGTTACTCTTCACATATTCGATAACGAAAGAAATCTATTACAGGCGTTCCTTAATTATTACGAAGAAGTAAACCCAACAATTCTAACGGGTTGGAATATCGATTTCTTTGATATTCCCTATTTGTATAACCGATTAAAGAATGTATGTGGTGAAGGACATGCTAAAAGACTATCACCAATAGGACAGGCATTCTGGTCACCATATAGAGAGAAGTTTAGTTTTGGTGGTGTATCTATTTTGGATTACATCAACCTATATAAAACATACACATATTCATTAGAAGCATCTTATACCTTAAATTATATTTCAACAAAAGAATTGGGTAGAGGTAAGATTGAGTACGAAGGAAGTTTAGATGATTTATTCGAAAATGATTTGGAAAAGTTTATTGAGTATAACATTGTCGATGTGGACTTAGTTGTATCGATGGATGATAAACTTCAATTTATTGAATTATGTAGAGCCGTTTGTCACGCTGGATATGTACCATATGAAGATTACATTTATTCATCAAAGTGGTTAGAAGGAGCTTGTTTAGGATATCTTAAAAAGAAAGGATTGGTAGCAACTAATAAACCACGAGATAGGAAAGAAAGAATGCAGGCTCTTAGGGATAACAACCAAGAGAAGTTTATTGGGGCATATGTAAAAGAACCCATCGTTGGTAAGTATGATTGGATTTATGATTTGGATTTAACATCCCTATATCCATCAATCATTATGACCCTAAATATCAGTCCCGAAACAAAAGTTGGTAAGATTGAAAATTGGGATGCAGAGGCTAATATTAAAGGATTAGATACGACATATAAGTTAGTGGGTAAGGATGGCGGTGAGTACTCATATACGACTCAGGAACTGAAGGAAGTTATCAAAGATAGTAATTTAGGTGTTGCGGCAAATGGGGTTCTATATACACAGGATAAGAAGGGTCTTATCGCTGATATTTTAAATGATTGGTTTGAAAAACGTGTTGAGTTCAGAAAATTAGAAAAACAATATGGTGAAGCGGGTGATACGGAGAAATATGACTTTTATGCTAAAAGGCAGTTGGTTCAGAAGATTCTTCTTAATTCTATGTATGGTGTTCTTGGCCTTCCTGCCTTTCGGTTTTACGATATTGATAATGCAGAGGCAGTTACGGTTACGGGTCAAACTGTTATTAAGAAAACAGCGGAGATGGCAAATAGAAAATATTGGAAAGAATTAGGAACAACCGATGACTACAATGTTTATATTGATACGGATTCAATCTATATGATGGCAGAACCATTGGTAAAACATAGATACCCAGATTATAAGACATTCGATGAAAAGAGAATGGCAGTTGAGGTGGATAATATTGCAACCGAAACACAAACATTCTTAAACTCATTCTATGATATGTTGGCTGAAAGATTCTTTTTTATTCCAAAAGAGAAGCATAGATTTGAGATTAAAAAAGAATTTATCTCTAAAGCAGGATTTTGGGTAGCTAAGAAACGATATGCACAATGGATGGTATTGAAGAATGGTATCCCTTGCGATAAGTTAGATGTTAAAGGATTGGATGTAGTTCGTTCATCTTTTCCAAAAGCATTTCAGGACCAAATGAGTGGTATGTTGAAAGATATCCTTATGGGTAAAGATAATGAGTATGTTGATACAAAGTTATTGGCATTTAAAGCTAGTATGATTAATTTACCGGTTAATAAGATAGCAAAGGGTGGAGCAATCAAAGAGTTAAGTAAATATGATAATGGTACTTGGAGAAAAGATAGTGGGTTATCAATTGCATCTTTTGAGAAAGGAACTCCAGCGCACGTTAAAGCTGGAATTACTTATAATCGATTATTGAAATTCTTTAATGCACCATATAAGCACGAACCAATTAGAGATGGTGATAAGGTTAAATGGGTATATCTTAAAAATAATCCATTGGGATTAGATACGGTGGCGTTTAAGGATTATAATGACCCAAAAGAAATTATGGATTTCGTAGAACAATATATTGATAGAGATAAATTATATGCATCGGATATGGAAAATAAGGTTGATGACTTCTATACCGCACTTAAATGGCAGAAAGCTTCAACCGAATCCCTAACTGCGAAAAAGTTTTTCTCATTTTAATTTGGAACATTCGAAATATTTTCGTATATTTACACAATAACAATAAAATAAAATTTAAAAATTAGATTATGAACAAACAAAATTTACAAAGATTCATCCAAAAGTATTCACTAGGTGGAGTTATCGAATCAGTAGCATGGAATGCAGAAGGAAACAAACTATCTGTACGTTTCATTTCAGATGATAAGACTATGTTGGGTGAAGTGGATTTTAATGGTTTTACATCAAAACCATTCAATGTTGGTATTTACACTACATCATTGTTAAAAAATTTATTAGGCATTTTAGATAATGATTTATCTTTAAATGTTGATATGGTTGGCGATAGAGCAACTGTATTGAAGTTAAATTCAGAAGAAACTGAAACTTCGTATCAATTGGCTGATTTGGGTGTAATTCCTGTTGTGCCAGATTTGAAAGTATTACCTGAATTTGGTATCTCAATTGAGATGGCATCTACTATGATTGATAAGTTTATCAAAGCAAAGGGTGCATTATCTGATATCGATACATTTACTGTATTTACTGAAGGTGGTGATTTGAAAATGGCAATCGGTTATTCAACCATTTCCACAAATAGAGTAACATTTACTTGCCAAAAAGGATATGCCGGTGAAGTTAAACCAATTTCTTTCTCCGCTAAGTATCTTAAAGAAATCTTAACGGCTAACAAAGAAGCAACATCCGCTAAACTAAACGTATCTGTAGATGGATTGGCACACGTTGAGTTTATCATAGATGAATTCGTATGTAAATATTATTTAGTAGAAATTTCAAATTAATAAAAATGGCAGAACAATTAGACTTATTTCCAGAAGAGAAATTACAACAACAAGATGCGGGTAGTATCAATGTACCTGAAGCAAACCCAATTGCAGATGCAGAATGGTGTTTTCAATTTTTTAACAATGAGCCGGTAGTATTTGCATTCTCAAATGAAGGCGAAACCGCTACACCATTACAAATGAAAATTGAACCAAACGAAGGACAAGGATTAAATTTCCAACAAAATGGAATGATATTTAAAATCTTCCCGAGACCAATTTCTGAAGAAACAAAATTAGAAAGAAAAAAAGAAAATGAAAGTAAAGATTAAAAAATTACATTCTGATGCCGTTATCCCCACATATGCAAAAAGTGGGGATGCCGGTATGGATTTAGTAGCAACTAAAATTATATCCAATACAACATTTGATGTTACATATGGAACTGATATTGCATTAGAAATTCCCGAAGGATTTGTAGGATTAGTATTTCCTCGTTCATCAATTAGGAAGTATGAGTTAATATTATCAAATTCAGTTGGTGTAATTGATAGTGGATATAGAGGTGAAATCCAAGCTACATTTAAAAAAGAAAACGGATTGGATTCACTTGCGTATAAAGTGGGTGATAGGATTTGTCAAATTATGATTATCCCACATCCAACAATTGAATTTGAAGAAGTAAATGAATTAAATAACACCGATAGAGGCCAAGGCGGATTCGGTTCAACAGGAAAATAATACAATATGAGCTTTTTCGCAAACGATATTAATAAAAGAGAGCATAGCTTATGGGTGGAAAAATACCGCCCACAAACTCTTGCTGATTATGTTGGTAATGAAACCATCAAAGAAACAATTCAACAATATTTGGATAACAACGATATCCCTCACTTACTACTTTATGGTAAAGCGGGTACGGGTAAAACCACATTAGCAAAGTTAATCGTAAACACAATCAAATGTGACTTTATGATTATCAATGCATCGGATGAAAATAATGTTGATACCGTTCGTAACAAAGTAAAAGGATTTGCATCATCAGTAGGATTCTCTGGATTCAAAGTAATCATCTTAGATGAGTTTGATTATATGACTCCAAACGCACAGGCAATTCTTCGTAACTTAATGGAAACATTCAGTAAGCATTGCCGTTTTATTTTGACGTGTAATTACATTGAGAAAATCATAGACCCGATTCAGAGTAGATGTCAATCTTTCGCAATCACACCTCCGACTAAAAAGGATGTGGCAATTCAGGTAGCAAAAATATTAGATTCTGAAAAGATTATATATGATATTAAGAATGTAGCTGATATTGTTAGTTCTTATTATCCAGATATTCGTAGAATCCTAAATACTTGCCAACTACAATCGGCAAAAGGAGAATTAAAAGTAGACCATGCAATTATGGTTGAATCCAATTTCCAAACTAAGTTGATTGAACTTCTTAAATCATCAAATGATAAACGAAATTTGTTCATAAATATTAGACAAGCAGTAGCTGATAATAGATTAAATGATTATTCAGAAATGTATTCTATGTTATATGATAAGGTAGATGATTACGCTGCTGGAAATACAGCAAATGTAATACTTACCATAGCAGATGGATTATCAAAAGATGCTTTAGTAGTAGATAAAGAGATAGTGTTTATGAGCACAATTATTCAAATTTTAAATATTATAAAATGATAAACGAACAATTTCAACAACCGCAGATTGATTTAAAAGATACACGAGATGTACCATGTGAATGTGGTAATTTAATCTTTATGCCGGGTTATAGATTCCGTAAGGCTTCTAAATTATTAACAGGTGGTGAAAAAGATACTGTTATGCCATTCGAAGTATTCTTATGTACAAATTGCGGTAAACCATTACAAGAGTTTCTACCCGATGAATTGAAAACTCCAAAAGAAGAAAAATAATGGCAGTTAAAAAGTTATTCGACCATCTTAATGCAATTACGGCGGAGCAAGACCCAAACTATTTCGATAAATTATCGGAAGAGGATTTAAAATCGTGGAGTAACTTTATGATTAATCGATTCCTTTCTATGAAGCCGGAATGGGTTGAACTCATTGCATCCCTATTACCTTTAACCCAAACTCTTCAACCAAAGGAAATGTACAAATTGTATATTGGTGTTTTACCAAAGGGTAAGCAATATTTGAAATATACAAAAGGAAAATCCGAAGATAAGTATGAGGAGTTTTTAGTTGAATTGGTTAAGAAAGATTATTCGGTGCCAGAATCACAGGCATTAGAATATATAGATATCCTTTACTCAACTAGAGAAGGTAGAGAGAATATAAAATACATTTGTGAAATGTATGGCGTAGAGAAAAAACAAATTACGAAACTTAAATTAAAGATATAATTCTTTGGTTTATTGAAATAAAATTCGTATATTTGTTATATGGCTAGAGTATCATTTTCACAATATAGTATGTGGAGTAATTGTCCACAACAATATAAACTATCTTACATAGATGGTTTATCCACATCAAAATCCAATATACATTCTGTATTTGGGTCAGCAATGCACGAAACATTGCAAGAGTATTTAAGTAGATGCCTTCGTATCTCCAAATCACAAGCTGATAAGGGAATGGATACGAAGGTTTTTCTTAAAGAAAAAATGAGAGAATTCTTTATCAAAGAATCCAACGAAGGAAAAGACCCTATATGTTCTAAAGAAGAATTAGTAGAGTTCTTAGAAGATGGGTATCTAATTTTAGATTACTTTCAGAAATCAAAAAACTTCAATAACTTCTTTTCTTTACAAGATGATGAATTAGTTGCTATTGAGCAAGTTATTAATACTAAGATAGGTGAACACATTAACTTTTTAGGATTTATAGATTTCATTGTTAGAAGTAAAACAACTGGCAGATATCGTATTACCGATTTCAAAACATCCACTAAAGGTTGGAGCAAATACCAAAAAGCAGACCCGGTTAAAAACACTCAAATACTTTTGTATAAGAAATTTTACGCAGAGTTATTAAATATTTCACCTGATATTATCGATGTGGAGTTTATGATTCTAAAACGCAAGGTATCGGAAAATGCAGATTACCATATTCCACGCATTAGTAGACACGTGCCAGCTAGTGGTAAACCATCTATGAATAAAGCATGGAAAGGATTTACTGAATTTGTGGGTAACGTATTTAATGAAGATGGTTCATATAGAACAGATATAGGATTTTTCAAAAAGCCATCAAAACTTTGTAGTTGGTGTGAATTTTTGGGAACACATTGTGATGGAAAATAATTTTTTGTATATATATGTATATACAAATATTATCAACTATGGCAGATTTAAAATTAACAACTGTTAAGGTTATAAAAAGGTTATATGATGAGGACTTTAAGATTATCACAATACATGGTGGTATCAATTTTCAAAAACTCGTTAATAGAACCTTAGACCTTTACACAAAAAACGAAGAATTTAGAAAACAATTAAATGAATACACTATTTTACAAATAAGTGGTTCACAATTTTAAGAAACAAAATAAGTTATGGCAAAAAAGAAGATTCTGTTACTTTCGGATGACCTTAGAATGACGAGTGGTATAGCTAATGTATCTAAACAATTAGTATTAGGTACATTGGATAAGTACGATTGGGTTCAATTAGGTGCAGCAATTAAACATCCCGAAGCAGGGAAAATTTTAGATTTAAATGATAGTGTTAGAGAACAAACCGGCGTAAAAGATGCAAGTGTTAAAATCTATCCATCGGATGGATATGGTAACCCTGATATTATTCGTCAGTTATTAATGGTTGAAAAACCTGATGCAATTCTACATTTTACCGACCCGAGATATTGGTTGTGGTTATATGAGATTGAGCATGAAATTCGCCAATCAGTTCCTCTTTTCTTTTATCATATTTGGGATGATTTACCAGACCCAAAATATAATAGAAATTACTACGAAAGTTGCGATTGGATTGGATGTATTTCAAAACAAACTTATGGTATTACCCGTAGAGTGTGGGGTTGGGATAAAGAAAAACATTGGACTAAACCTGCAGATTGGCAAGTAAGCTATGTACCACATGGTATTAATTCTGATTTATATAAGCCGGTAGAAGTTCCAAAAGAATTTAAACAAAGTATATTTGGTGATAAAGAATATGAATTTGTTCTATATTGGAATAATAGAAATATTCGTAGAAAACAACCAATGGATGCTATGTTGGCATTTGATAAATTTAGAGAGGCATTGCCTGAAGATAAACGAGATAAGATTTGTATGGTAATGCATACCCAACCTGTTGAAGAGCATGGTACGGATTTACCTACATTTATAGAACATTGTATTCCGGAAGCAAATATTATATTTGCACCCAACAAATATACGGAGCAAGAATTAAACTATCTATATAATATAGCTGATGTAACAATCAATGTAGCATCAAACGAAGGATTTGGATTAGCAACTGCAGAATCAGTAATGGCGGGTACACCAATTATACTAAATGTATCAGGTGGTATGCAAGACCAATGTGGGTTTAGAGATAAAGGAACGGGTAAATTACTAACTGCAGAAGATTATGTTGAAATTGGTTCGTTACATGATAGACATAAAAAAGCAGGTGTAGTTTGGGGAGATTGGGTTAAACCAATTTGGCCGGTTCGTTCAACAACAGGTTCAGTTCCTACTCCATATATTTTTGATGATAGACTTGATTTTGAAGATATTGCTCCTTTAATTATGGATTGGTATATGATAGGTAGAGAGGAAAGAAAAGCAGCAGGACTAAAAGGTAGAAAACATTTCATAGGAGAAGGAAAATTGAGTAAGGAAGCAATGTGTGATTCATTAGTTGAAGGTATGGAAGGAGCATTTGCAAATTGGAAACCAAAACAAAAATTTAAGTTAATAGAGTTATAATATGAAACCAACATTAGTATTTCAAGCACCGGTAGCAACGAGAAGTGGGTATGGTGACCACGCAAGAGATTTATTACATTCTCTTTATAAATTAGATAAATTTGAAATCAAAGTTATTAGTACTCGTTGGGGACAAACTCCAATGGATGCTCTTAATTATGATAAACCATTTCATAAATGGGTAGTAGATAATATCATACCAAGCATTCAACAAAAGCCAGATATTTATATTCAGGTTACTGTACCAAACGAATTCCAACCATTGGGTAACTATAACATTGGTATTACTGCAGCAATCGAAACAACCCATTCTCCATTAGATTGGATACATGGTTGTAATAGAATGGATTTAATTATAGTTCCATCAGAACATTCAAAAAAGAGTTTAGTAGATACGGTTTATAATGAAGCTGATAAAACAACCGGCCAATTAATAGTACAACATAGGATTCAAAAACCAGTTGAGATTCTTTTTGAAGGATTTGATGAATTTGATTTCGGGACTGAAACAATTGCACATATTAGTGAATTAGATGCAATCAAAGAAGATTTTGCATTCTTATTTGTAGGACATTGGTTAAGAGGTGATTTAGGCGAAGATAGAAAGAATGTGGGGATGATGATTAAGACATTCGCAATGGCATTCAAAAACGAAAAAGTAAAGCCAGCATTAGTTCTTAAAACATCATCAGCAGGATTTAGCGTAATAGATAGAGAAACTACTATTAAAAAAATTAGAGAAGTATTAGGAAAAGACTATAAATCAGTTCCGGTTTATCTTTTACATGGCGATTTAACTCCATCCGAAATGAATGGATTATATGAACATAAAAAAGTAAAAGCAATGTTGAATTTTACAAAGGGTGAAGGGTTTGGTAGACCCCTATTGGAATTCAGTTTGACGGGTAAGCCTGTAATTGTATCTAATTGGAGTGGGCATATCGATTTCTTAAAACAAGGTGCGGTATTATTGGAGGGAGAGTTAAAAGAAGTACACGAATCAGCTGCAGACCAATTCTTATTAAAAGAGGCAAAATGGTTCAATATAAATGTTTCAAAGGCATTACCAATCATTAAGGATGTTTATAAGAACTACGATAAGTATAAATCCGAATCAGCTAAGTTGGGTAAGCATAATTTAGCAACATTTAGTTTATCAAAAATGACAGAAGGATTCGATGGTATTCTAAATCAATATGGTATTTATACTAAGATACAACCAAAGTTTCAACAACTTCAATTACCCAAATTAAAATCATTAAATAAATAATATGAATTATAATCCTATATATCGTAAATCAATTGATGATAAAAATGCAATAAGTGCCAATAAAATGGCTAGAGGTAAGTTTTATTTAATAAAAGAATACGTTTATGTGGATGGTATAAAAGGCAGATTTACAGAAACAACTGCTCCTATAATATTTACACTATTTGTATCGCAACCAAAGGATATAATACATTGTGTAAAAGTATCAAATGTTAATCCAAACTTAATTAAGAAGTTCTTCGGTAAATTTGTAAATGAAGATACTGAAAAACTTCAAATGAGAGGTGGAGCAAAAAAAATATATGAACAAATTGTTTCAAAAGTTCCTATAATTACAAATGATGCATATAGGACTTATAAAATAAGTGGAGTAACTAAAGTTATAGAGTTAACTATGGATGTAAATGAGATAACTCCAAAGAATATGAATGTTACAGGCATAGATAAACGTTCACAATTAAAAGGTAGATAAAAATGACATCAAAAGAATTTGTCCTTTGGTTAAAAGGATTTACAGACGGAGTACATGAATTTAACATTACCCCAAAGCAATGGGATTTATTAAAAGATAAATTGGCGGAGGTTAAGGATGAACCCCCAATAGGATTTCCATTTGGAGTTCCAAATACTGCACCAATACAAACATTGCCACATATTACACCATCACCCACATATCCACATAGACCATACGAAGTTTATTGTGGTAGTGGTTCATCTGGAACAATAACAACAACACCAGGTGGTGGTTCTATTACATACGCAACACCACAATTTGTAACAAATACTGCGTATGGGTATCCAAGTGGTAGTACCCTTAGTTATACAACCAATAAACCCCACAACGAAGATTAATGAAAAAAGTATTAGTTACGGGAGGAGCGGGATTTGTAGGATATGCACTATCATTGGAATTGCTTAAAAGAAAGTATGAAGTAGATGTAATTGATAATCTTTCAATTGGAGCTGAAGCAAAAATATCACCATTTGTAAATTTTTTAGGTGGAGATATTAGAAGTATGGATAATATCAAAAATACCCCATATGATTATATATTTCATTTGGCAGCATTAAGTAGAATACAACCATCATTTCAGAATCCTACATTAACGTTTAGTTGTAATGTAGATGGTACAAAGCAAGTTACTGAATATGCATATCGAAATAAATCCAAATTGATTTACGCAGGTTCATCATCCCGTCATCATAATCCAATGCTATCACCATACGCACTAACAAAGCATATGGGAGAAGAATGGATAAAGATGTTTAAGGGGGTATATAGTTTGAATGCGGAGATAGCTAGATTTTATAATGTATATGGTCCAGGTGAGTTGGTAGATAGTAATATGGCAGCTGTTATTGGTATATGGAGAAATGCTATATCAAAAGAAGAACCAATTCTAATACATGGCGATGGTGAACAAAGAAGAGATTTCACACATATAGATGATATTGTTGATGGGTTAATTAGAATTGCTGAAACCGATGAAAAGCATGAAGATGCTTGGGAATTAGGAACAGGTTGTAATTACTCATTAAATGAATTGGCTGATATGTTTAGTTACCCAAATATAAAATATGTAAATGATGTAAAGGGTAATTATCGAAAAACATTAAGATTAAATAATGATGCGATTGAACGTTTAAATTGGAAACCAACAGATAAATTAAAAAGTTATATAGATGAAATTAAGTTACGCAATAACGGCTTGTAATGAAGTCGAAGAAACCATTCGTTTGGTTAATCAGTTATTAAACTACAAAGAAGAAAATTCTGAAATAGTAGTTCTATTGGATACACCCAAAGCTCCTACTGAATTGGTAGAGTATTTGGAATTGCAAGCAAATGCAGACCATATTACTCTCATTGAATCCGAATTTGATAATGATTTTGCACAATGGAAAAACTTTTTAAATTCACAATGTAAAGGTGAGTGGATATTTCAGTTGGATGCAGATGAATATCTTACACCTGATTTGATTGTAAATTTAGAAGCATTATTAGAAGCTAATAGTGATAAAGACCTAATAGTAGTTCCACGCATTAATACAGTTGAAGGATTAACTGAAGCACATATTAAAAAATGGGGATGGAATGTAAATGAAAAAGGTTGGGTAAACTTCCCCGATGTTCAGACTCGTATTTACAAAAATAAACCAGAGCAAATTGGATGGAATGGGAAAGTACACGAACGAATTGGTGGATATGAGAATTATACAAATTTTCCAATAGAAGAATTATATTGTATTATCCATCCAAAAGCAATTGAAAGACAAGAAAAGCAAAATAACTACTACGATACTTTATAATGGTACACATTTATTATCACATATATGCAATAGAAGGCGTTGATGCGATAGTTAAAGAACAATTGGAATTGATAAAAGCCAATTTTGATTTTCCATATAAATTAAATATAGGTATTTCAATTGCAAATGATAATACATCACTTATCAATATACTTAGTTTATTTAATATATCAGATTTAAAAGATGTAAGAGCTAGAGCAAATGAGTTTGTTACATTAGATTTAATAGAAAAAGATAAGGAAAAATTTGGAGATTCCGATTATATTTTGTATCTTCATACGAAAGGTGCTTCTAAACAAAATTCAGAAAATGTAATAACTTGGAGACATCTTATGAATTACTTTAACGTTGAAAAGTGTAAGAATGTTTTTAAAATTTTTGAAAAAACTTCATATAACACATGTGGAGTATTATTGGGGACAGCTGGAAAATGGAAATTATATTCTGGTAATTTTTGGTGGGCAAAAGCATCTTATTTGAAAACAATAGAAATGGATGGGGTAAAACGAAATAGATTTAATGCTGAAGTGGATTATATCCAAAACGGAATAGATTGGAAACCATATTCATCATATAACAGAGAAGGTGAAAACCATTATCTAATTAATTTTGACGAAACAAATTATAGACAATGAAAATAACATTCATATACGATTATAAAAATGGAGAGCAATGGTCTACGCCATTAGCACTCTTAAATGAATTCAAAGAAAGAGGGTGGGAAACTCAAATAATCAAAACAAACGATGCCGACTTAAAGAATTGGGTAGATTCCAAACCACAAACTGATATTGTATTGTTTATGGATTGGGGTAGATTTGATTCACAATATCTTAATAAAGATTTAGTTCCTGCATTTTGGATACAAGAGAGTGGAGATGACCCTCAAAACTTTGAAAGAAATTCACCAAAAGCAAATAGATTCCACTTTACAATAACACCTGATAAACAATGTGCGGAAGCATATATAAAAATGGGTATAAATTCTGAATGGATAAACCACTTTGCAGATACAGCCGTTCAATTTCCTATGAATTCTGAATCAAAATATGTAGCAGTTACAACTAGAGGAATTGGTAATTCTACATTTTTAGATTACTTAACCGAATGGGCTGAAGGTTCGGTTGGAAATAGGAATGGACTGAATGCACAACAGCATACTGAATTTTTGAATAGTGGATTAATGGTTATTCAAAATAGTAGATGGAAAGAAATTACTCGTAGAATTTTTGAAGGAATGGCTTGTGGTAAATTGGTTATAACTGATAGATTATCAAATGAAACTGGGTTATCAGAAATGTTTATCGATGGGGAAGATATCATATATTACGATGAGATGTTTGATTGTATAGAGAAGATGAATTACTACAATGAAAATGAAGAGGAGAGAGAAAGAATTGCACATAATGGAATGATGAAAGTATTACACAACTACACTCAAATTCAAGTTGTAGATAAACTAATAGCAGCATATGAAAAGAACAGACATAATTAATGCACTTATACAAAAGTATGGTTACAAATCTTATTTAGAAGTTGGCACACAAGACCCAACATCTAATTTTGATTTAATAAATGCAGAATGTAAAGTATCGGTAGACCCATTTCCAAGAGGAGAAGTAACATTTATTGGAACATCCGATGAATACTTTGAATCAATATCAGAAGATGTGAAGTATGATATTATTTTTATAGATGGATTACATCACGATGACCAAGTTTTAAAAGATATTGAAAACTCATTAAACCATTTATCAGAAAATGGAACTATTATTTGTCACGATTGTTTACCAACAACCGAAGATATGCAAGCTAGAGATGACCACGGTAGAGAATGGACTGGAGATGTATGGAAAGCAATTGCCGAATTAAGAGTTGAAAGGATTGATTTAGATATTAAAGTTGTAAATACTGATTATGGGTGTGGTATTATTCGTAGAGGAACAAATATACCATATGAAACATCTGCTAATTATAAATCATATTATCATTATAATAATAATAAATGGAATATGTTAAATATTATTTCATCAGAACAATTTATACAATGGATAAATATAGCGTAATTATACCAACACTTTGGAAATCAAATAGAATTGGAAAGTTATTATTTAGTTTGATAGAATGCGAATTCGTAGATGAAATCATATTAATAGATAATGCCGGTAAATTTTTTGAATATTTTGAAGCATTAGATAAAGTTAAATTAGTACAGGTAGAAGAAAACATTTATGTAAATCCTGCTTGGAATTTAGGAGTTAAAATTGCTAAAAATAATTGTATAGCAATATTGAATGATGATATAAATTTTAATCCAAATATATTTGAAGTGATAACTGAAGATATATTAAATCAGTTTGGTATCATTGGAATGGGTGAGGGTAATTATAAATCATTAAACATAGAAGGTGACCCAATTTTAGAAGTATGGCAACCTGGCGTAAACGATTGGGGATGGGGATGTTTTATTATGTTAAACAAAAAGGATTGGATTGATATTCCTGATAATATTAAAATATGGTATGGTGATAATATTATAAAAGATGTAAACCCTACACCAAAAGCAGTATTACGAAATTTTAGAGTTGATACCGAAATGAGTACAACTTCAGATGAAAAAGAATGGGATGAAATAAAAAAAGAAGATTATAATAACTTTATAAATTATTTAAGAAATGGACAAGTTACCAATTAGTATAGGTATATTAGCTTGGAATAGTGGACAAGTATTAGTAGATACTTTAACTACATATCATCAAAATGGATTATTTGATATGGTGAACGATACTACTATATTGTTTCAGGAATTTAATGAACAAGATTACCAAATAGCAAAACATTTTGGATTAGATTTTATAGGGTTAACTAAGAATATTGGAATAGGGCAAGCATTTATAAAATTAACTGAAAATGCCGAATCGAATTATGTTTTAGTATTGGAACATGATTGGAATTTAATTGAAGATAAACAAACTACATACGATACATTAAAAAGAAGTTATCAAGCAATTGAAATGGGAATGGATGTAGTTAGATTAAGACATAGAAAGAATCCAGGTAATCCACATTTTTCATTTAGATATATTGGTAAAGAACTTACTTACTATGATGATGAGATTGGAGCAACATCGCCTCACCTTTTAGATTCAGTTCATTGGTGTGAGCCTGATATTGAATTTGGTGATTATATAAAAAAATCAGAAGATATGTTTTGGACTACTTCTCGATATGGTAATTGGACAAACAATCCTTGCTTATACAAAAAACAATTTTATTTAGATACCGTTAAACAATTCGCCGGCGATGGTATTGCATTAGAAGGCAATATCGGAAAATGGTGGGTTCAGCAAGAATATAAAGTTGGACATGGTGAAGGATTATTCAAACATAACGATTGGCAAAAATACGGAAGATAATGAAATACACAATAGTAGGTTGTATAACCAAATACGGAATAGAGCAAATAAGACCATTTGTAGAATCAATTGAACAAAGTGGATTCAAAGGTGAAAAATTAATGTTAGTATATGATATATCTAAAGAAACAATTGAATATTTGGATAGTAAGGGTTGGTTAATAACACAATCAGAACCACAGCAGCATATTATCTTACAAAGATTTAGAGATATGTATGCACTTTTACAATCATATGAAACAGATGTAATTATTTGGGTAGATGTTAAAGATATCGTATTTCAAAAAGACCCAACCGAATGGTTAAATACTAATATGAATAAAGATATTCTTGCTTTTAGTGAATCATTGAAATTTGGTGATGAACAATGGGCAAGATTGAATGCTGGAACATCATTTCCTATGGAATGGGAGTGGTTACAAAACGAAGAAATATATTGCGCTGGCACTATTGTTGGAAAGAAAGAAGCAATTAGGGATTTGTTTATTGATATTTATAGATGGAGTTTAACTACTTCTAATCCAGAACAATTAGCAGACCAAGCTGCATATAATATTATTATACATCTGAATCAATTCAAAGATAAAGTTCAATTTGTAAAACAACAAGAAGGATTTGCGGCTCAATTACATTTGAAATTAAAGAAAGGTGATACACTACCTTATACTGAAATATTACCAAAAATAGATGGTAGTGAAGTTAAAAATGAAAAAGATGAACTATATACATTAGTCCATCAATACGATAGAAACGAAGAACTTAAACAATTAATAGAAAACAAATATAAATGAAAAAAATAGTTATTACATCATTTATCATGCCACATGAGTTGGATGATTTGGAAAGGGTATTAGTAGATTTAAATAAAGCATCTAAATATATTAAAGGAGAAAATTACTCATTTTATATCTCACTTTCGGTATCCGATTATTTAATAGATTGGAGTACATCTAAAGTTGATAAACAATTTTTTATAGATAGATTCAATTCATTAAAGCCATTGACTAATTGGGCAGGTAGTTCTGTAATGCAAATTAGAGAAGAAGTTATGGGAGCATTTCAATGTAAAAGATATGCACATAAAGAAATTACCGATGCAACTCATTTTATTTGGTTAGATACAGATATTTGTTTTGATGATAAAATATTGTACTATATGGAAGCAAGTATTGATAGATTAAATGAAACTGATAAACATATTGATAAATATTTTATTACACCAGAAATTGTTAAATATTGGGATACAACTTGGGATTGTTTAGTTAATTCTAATTATTTAGATAAACCATTAGATTATTGCAAAACAAATAATCCATTTTCTGAAAGTGGTGAGGTTGGAGATGTAGAATTAGAAACTGTACTTAATAATGTTGTAGGACAACCTAAAACTAAATTTGGTGCAGGGTGGTTTACACTTTTATCAAAACCATTATTGGATAGAATACCTTTACCTGAATCAATGGGGGCATACGGGCCAGATGATACATTTTTAATGTGGGGAATTGAAAAATTAAACCAAAAAGGTGAAAATATATATCAATTTAAATTGAAAAATTATATTGTTTGTGAAAATTATATATATAGAGATAGAAAGCATTATGATTCTTTGATAAGCAGAATTGATAGAAAAGAAGAATTTAAACAAAAATCATATATTGTATTTCAAGAAGAAATAAATAATCTATTGTAATTAAATAAAAATTTATATTTATGATAGTATATAAAATATAAAAAAAAATATGAAATTTGAAGTAACCAACCCAAAAGCTTGGAAAGCTGTAAACGAGAAGAATATTCCAATGACGCATAAGATTAAAGTTTATGAAAAATTAGGCGGAGCATATCGTTTAGGGGAAAGTGGTGGAGAGCAAGTATTCAATAAAATGACTGAATTACTTAAACACAGAATGGGTGAAAATGATGATAATTCTTCACCAGAAGAAACATTGGCAGGATTAAAAGAAATGGCAATGGGTAATTTGGAAAGAATTGCCGATTATTCTAATATGATTTTACAAAGAATGCAGGCAGGACAGGAATTAGATTCGTGGATGTATTCTCAACTTACAGTAGCATTAGAAAATTTAAACTCTGTACACGATGCAATGGATGGTGATGATGGTAAAATAGAACCATTAAAAGAAGAACCAGCTAAATCACCTGGAGAAAAAATTCAAAATCTTAATGATAGAATTAAAGTGTTAAGAGATAAAATATCTGCAACTAAATCGCCAGAACAAAAGAAATTACATAGTGATAGATTAAAAAATGCATTACAATCACTTTCTAACATTAAAAAAGACCATTCAATAAAGTAACTATGGAAAATTTGTATTCAGTATTAATTACGGCAATAACCGTATTAGGTGGGACAGGAGCTTGGAGATATTACGAAAAGAGAGCACTAAATAAAGAGAGGGATGATGATTTTGTTAGACACGATTGTAAAGACCGAATATCTAAATTGGAAGCATTGTTAGAAAATAGTTCAAAAGAGAAAGATGAACTTCGTAATATGGTGTTAGAACTTACAAAAGAAGTGGCAGCATTAGGTGTTAAAGTTGAGTTCCTTACAAAAGAGAATGATAAGTTAGAAAAAGCACTTCCAAAAACAAAGAAGCAAATATTAAATGGCTAAGATTCTGCAAGAATGTATTATTGTATCCAAAGAGGTTAATGATAAGTTCATTCTAGCTAAGAATAGAGATAGAGCTTATAATCCATCTTTAGAAATTATTCACACTATCATTGATGGTGTAGAAGTTGCATATTTGCATGATATAACTACCGATTGGAGTGAAGGTTTAAATGAAAACGGAATTGGTGTTGTAAATTCAGCACTATTGGTTGGACATGATGAAGCCGAACATAAGATTGTAAAAAAGGGTGGTAAGCCAGGACCTGATGGTGATAAGATGAGAAACATTATCAAACAACCTACCTTAGTAGATGCAGTAAGAGCTACACTATCATATAAGGGCAAGAGTGGATTAGCTTTGAAAGGACATACATTTGTAGCATCTCCAAAACATATGGTTAGTATTGAAACTACATCAAAGCATAAGCCTGATGTTAAAATTCAAAACTCCGAATCACCCGTTGTTCGTACAAATCACGGACATATATTCACCGATGCCGGATATACAAGCGGTGAGAAGTATCTAAGTTCACAATTGAGAAAAATATCAGCAGAGAAATCGGTTGATAAAGTAGAAGATTGGAAAGAAATAGCATTGGCAATGAGAAAAGAATTTTTTCCAAAAAGACCTATGTTAAATATGAAAAGAGATACTGAAGAAATGTCTACATCATCTCAAACTGTAATGAATTTGACTGATAGAATATTAGAAATTACATACTTTAAAGATAAGGTTAAAGAGTTTAAAGGAATTAAAACCGACTTACCCAAAGGATATACTCCCAAAATTAAAATAGAAATAAAAGAAATTTAATGGTTAACAACTTTACATCGGGAATGTGGAATGGTATGAAGGTTGAGTTTGGAAAAGTATATTCAAACTTAAACGCTTTTGCATTCAATCCATTGAACGAAGCTGATAGTAAGAAGTTAAGAGTATTTGATTTTGATGATACATTAGTTCAGACAAACTCTAATATATACATTAAACACAAAGATGGAAAGGAATCAAAACTAACACCTGGCGAATACGCAGTCTATGAGCCGAAAGATGATGATAAGTTTGATTTTTCTGATTTTGAAAAAGTAAAACAACCACAAGAGATTAAGGGTGTTACTAGATTATTAAAAAACATAGTAAGAGTTGGTGGTTCGGAAATCGTTATATTAACAGCTAGAGCGGCATATAAGCCAATTAAGAAGTATTTATCAGATATCGGATTAAAAGATATATTTGTAGTAGCATTAGCAGATGCAAATCCACAAAAGAAAGCTGATTGGATAGAAAATAAAATAAAAGATGGTGTAAATGATGTATTCTTTATAGATGATTCTCATAAGAATGTTTCAGCAGTAAAGGCATTATCTAAAAAATATCCAAATATATCATTGAAGGTTAAGCATGTTCAACATGCAACGCCGGCATTACCTAAAAATGATACAACACCAAAGCAGGATAAAAACGAACCAACTAAATCCGCTAAGATAAAGGGAAATGATATTAAATTAAAATCACTACTTCCAAAAGATTTAGAAAAAACAATTAAAAACCCTGAAACGGGTAGAATGATTAAAATGAAATCTGCATTAGGATACGATGAAAAATCAAAAGTATTTCAAGCAGCTCAACGTACTTTAAAAAAATAAGTTATGATATACCTTTTCACAGGTCAACCAGGTAGTGGTAAAACTACTTTGGCAAAAAAGTTACAATATTTTCTTCAAACTGATAAAAAGAATTGGAGAAAATCAGTATTCCATATAGATGGAGACCAGCTTAGAGAGCTATTCCCAAATACCGATTATTCAAAAGAAGGTAGAGAACGCAATATTCAAAAAGCATTTGATATTGCTAAATATTTGGATAGTACTAATACTGATGTTATAATATCATTAGTTGCTCCATATAGAGAATTAAGAGAAAAATTAAAATCCGAATGCAAAGTTCAGGAAATATATTGTCATACTAAAAAAATGAGAGGTAGAGAAAGCTTCTTTGCATTAGACTATGAACCACCAATTGAATTTTATATGGATTTAGATACATCCGATTCTCCAGATAATACATTTAGTAAACTAATAAAAATTTTGATTTGATATACTTATTAGTATAAAATTAAATGTTATTAGTATGGAAAATGAAGAAGTAGAAGAATTCTTCCCAAACATAGAACCCAATAGTAGAACTACAAAAAGAGGGTTAGGCGCAAAGCCGTTGTTAGAATCTCAAATTAAAGCCGCACAAGAAGCATCACGCTCTGCGTTTGAAGCAGCGAGAACGTTAGGTGTATCATATAACACCTATAAAAAATATGCTAAATTATATGGCGTATTTGAAGATTTAAAAAATCCATATGGTATTGGAATTGAAAAAGCTAAGAAAATCAAAAATAAAAAATATCACATTGATGATTTGATTGCCGGAAAGCATATTAGATATCCATTGCATAAATTTAAAAATAAATTATTTGACAGTGGGTATGTTCCGAGAGTATGTGGGGGGTGTGGTTTTGGAGAAGAAAGAATATCTGATGGCAAAATGCCATTATTGATTGATTTTATAGATGGTAACCTTAATAATCGTAAATTAGAAAATATCAGACCATTATGTTATAATTGCTTTTTCCTATTAGTAGGTGATAGAAATGTAAAACATTGGTATGAAGAAAATGGATACGCAGATGAAGAAAATATACAGGAGCAAAGTTCCATTCAGGATTAGTTTAGGTGGGGGAGGTACTGATATGCCTGATTATTGCAAACATCAAACGGGCGCAGTAATCAATACTACTATTCGCTTATTTACTCATACATCTTTACAATTAAGAGATGATACCAAAGTTACCTTTAAATGGATAAATAAGGATGAATTTGAGGAGCATGAATTCAACAATGAGTTAGATTGTTCTTATGGATTAAAGCTCTTTAAAGCAACTCATAATCACATTTGTAAACGATTCAAAGTAGAACCAATCGGATATGATATTATAACATATCAAGATGTACCTACCGGTAGCGGTTTAGGTACTTCATCGACACTTATAGTATCTCTCATTGGTGTTTATATGGAATTATTTAATTTACCATTAGGTGAATATGATGTAGCTGAAATGGCGATTCAAATTGAAAGGGTTGAATTGGCTGAAAATGGTGGTAAGCAAGACCAATATGCAGCAGCATTTGGTGGATGGAATTATATGGAATTCAAAGGAGATGATGTGATTGTAAATCCACTACGAATTAAAGATAGTATTCAAGATGAATTAGAAAATAACATAATACTATACTTCACAAACTTTACTCGAAATAGTTCTGATGTTCTTACAGAGCAAGTTCAAAAAATGAAAGATAAAAATAAAACATCTGTTCTGTCTTTACATGCATTAGTAGAGCAAGCAAAGATGATTAAAGATTGCTTAATCAAAGGGAATATAGATGATTTGGGTGAGATATTAGATTATGGATTTCAGCAAAAGAAAATGTTAGCAAATGGTATTAGTACCAAAGAAATTGAAATTTTATATCAAACAGCTTTAAAAGCTGGAGCAACCGGTGGTAAAATAAGTGGAGCAGGTGGAGGGGGGTTTATGTTCTTTTATTGCCCAAATAATACAAAATATAATGTTATTAAAGAATTAGATAAGCTGAAAATGGGATACAATCAGCCATTTACTTGGAATAAATTTGGTATGAGGACTTGGCAAATTGGATAAAATATTTGGTAAAGTAATAAATTTGTTGTATATTTATAGTAAATAAACCAATATGGCATACGGAGATAAAGTAATAGACCATTTCAATAACCCACGAAATGTAGGAACTTTGGATAAAAGTAAATCCAATGTAGGTACGGGATTGGTGGGAGCACCAGAATGTGGTGATGTAATGAGATTACAAATAGAAGTTAATGATAATATCATAACTGATGCTAAATTTAAAACCTTTGGATGTGGTTCTGCAATAGCAGCATCATCCCTAGCAACTGAATGGTTGAAGGGAATGTCAATAGATGATGCAATCAAAATGGATAATATGGAATTGGTAGAGGAACTATCATTACCACCAGTTAAGATACATTGTTCAGTATTGGCTGAAGATGCGATAAAAGAAGCAATAAAAGATTATAGACAAAAGCAAGGATTGGAGGAATTAATTCTTGAAGGAATCTAAAAACAAAAAAATATAAAATATGAGCTACATTATTGGTAAGTCTTGTGTTGATTGTATGGATACTGCATGTGCAAATGTATGCCCGGTAGATTGTATTCACGGACCCATTAACATAGAAGGCTCGGGTGGCGAAATTGAAAGAGATGGTAGAGCAGCATTTCCAGGTGGACAAATGTATATTAATCCTGATGTTTGTATTAATTGCGGAGCATGTGAGCCTGAATGTCCCGTTAATGCAATTTACGATGATGAAGATTTGGCAATAAAAGCAGGTGAAGAAGAATATGTACATAAGAATTATGAATTCTTTGGTCTAAAATACGCATAATGGTAACAGTATCAGAAACAGCAGCTAAAAAATTAACATCACTCATTGAAGAAAGTGGGTTTAAAACTCCCTACGTCAGAGTATCCGTTAAAGGTGGTGGATGTAGTGGTTTAGCATATGACCTTTCATTTGATACTGACCAACAAACAGGAGATACTCTCGCAGAAGATAAAGGAGTAAAAATTTTAGTAGATATGAAATCCTTATTATACCTATTTGGTACTGAATTACAATTTTCAGATGGGTTGAATGGTAAGGGTTTTGAATTTATTAACCCCAACGCTAGCCGAACTTGCGGATGCGGGGAAAGTTTCGCAGTATGATAAATGATATAATACGAAAATCCATAGAAGTAAAAGAAAATATTTTATTGGATAAATCATTACATCAAGTAATTTATAATTCAATAGATGTTATAGTAAACGCTTTTCAAAGTGGTAAAAAAGTTATGTTTTGTGGTAATGGTGGAAGCGCAGCAGATGCACAACATTTAGCAGCGGAATTATCTGGTAGATTTTATAAAGATAGAAAAGCATTACCATCCGATGCATTGCATTGCAACACATCATATTTGACAGCAGTTGCAAATGATTATAGTTACGATGTTATATATTCGAGATTAGTTGATGGTACTATGAATAATGGCGATGTATTAATTGGATTATCGACATCAGGCAATTCTAAAAATATCATCAATGCATTTAAAACCGCTAAAGAAAAAGGAATTATCACAATAGCATTAACGGGTGAAACCGGTGGTGATATGGGAATATTAGCAGATTATTTAATAAATATACCCAATACCGATACACCGAGAATACAAGAAGCACATATAATGATAGGACACATTATTTGTGAATTAGTAGAATCAAAATTATTTTAGTTATGGCAAGAGCAGAACCAAACGTTAAAGATAAACCACGTAAATTTGAACATATCTACAAAGATGATGATGGATGTGAATCAATTTGGAAATACGATTTGGATAAATTCGCAAATGGACCTATATCAGTAGAGCAGAAATATACTGCAAAATATCTAAAAGAAATGGAGTTAAGAAGAAAACGAGGAAGATAAATTTGGTAAATCCAAAAATCTTTCTTATATTTGTATAATTAAAACAAACATTATGGCTAAAAAGCAAGAATTGTTCGAACAAATGACCAAATTATGGGTAGTATTTGTAGACGAACACAACAAGACAACTAAAGTATCTCAAAAGAATGCTAGAACAGCAATTGGCGACTTGAAAAAGTTGGTAACCGAATATCGTTCAGCTTCCGTAGAAGAAACCAAAAATTAACCCAAAAGGGGTGCATGGGAGTGTACCCCTTTATTTTAAACAATTAATAATTATTTTAAAAACAAAAAACAAAAGTTATGGCAAAGTTTTATTCAGTATGTGTGGCAATCGAAGTTGAAGATGCTAAAGGTAAAATCAAAAAACAAAAAGAAAATTATTTAGTAGATGCATTATCGGTAACGGAAGCAGAAGCTAAGTTAGTTAAGAAATTCGTAGCAGAAGGAGTTAAGCTTGAGTATGAAGTAGTAAAAGTATCAGAAACAAACATTATTGAAGTATTCTAATATGGAAAAAGAACTCAAAGAAGAAAAACAACTTGTTCTTAAAAGAGTTCCACCGGGAGATAGATGGATATTTGCTAATGCCAAACCAGGGCATATTCAAGGTGATATCCATCAATCTCTTACCGATGCTTTAGAAGCTTGGTATCAATATGCTGGAGATACCGAATTTTACATTGAAGCAAGGAAGGGAACTGTAGAAATAGTAAAGCAGGCTGAAGTTGAAAAAGTAATAAAACGATTCTCACTATATGGCGAAGATTAAAAAATTAGTTATAGCAAGTGGGTATTTTAATCCATTACATAAAGGGCATATAGAATATCTTAAAAAAAGTAAAGAGCTTGGAGATTCGCTCATAGTTATTGTTAATAATGATATGCAAGTGGGGTTGAAGGGTTCTAAGGTATTTCAAAATGAATTGGAAAGAAGAGAAATTATTGATGAATTAAAATCCGTTAATTTCAGTCTGGTATCCATAGATGAGGATAGGAGTGTAAAGCGTAGTATAGAATTCATTCATAAATTTATAAAAGCTGATAAATACATATTTACCAATGGTGGAGACCAATTCGGAGATACTATTTTAGAAAAGGATTTATGTAATCAGCTTGGAATAGAGCTGGTAGATGGGTTGGGTGATAAAATACAATCTTCATCGGAATTGAAAAATAAAATATGAATAAAAGCAGATTTTTTGCATTTGGATGTAGTTATACCTATTGGAAAGATAATCCAACTTGGGCTGATTTTATTGGTATAAATTATGATAAATACTATAACTTTGGAATTCCTGGTGCATCTAATACATTTATAATGCAAAAGCTCATAGAAGCTGATGAAGTATATAATTTAAACGCAGAGACCGATTGCATAATAGTAGCCCTTACAGGATTTGGTAGATTTGCATATTTGGAAATTCCTGATAAAGGTGGATACGTTTGGCAGACTAATGGTGATATTTTATTTCCAAATGATGAACATCCTACTAAAGCCAAACTAATTAGAAATGAAATATATAACTGGCCTTGGGCAGCTTATGATTCTTGGATAGCTACTACTGTAATTAAAAAGTTATTAACTCTAAAAGGAATTGAACACAAAATAATAATGGCATTGGATAACAGTCATTACATAAATGAGGCATATACATTAGGATTGGATCTTGAGTTTGAAAATATAGGACACATTGTTCCAAAAATAAAGGATATATACAATATATTAGATATCAAAGAACCAATAGATATTTACAGAAAAAATAATAATGAAACATTATATTTAGATGATGACCAAAGTAAGCATCCCAATGGACGAATATATTATGATTATTGTTTGAAGCATATGCCAGAATTATTATCAGATAAGAGTTTAGATTTATTAAATACTCCAACTGAAATATGGAAATCTAAAATTAATAAGTTAATCTAAAATTTTTAATATTTATATTTAATTACAAAACAAAAACAAAAACAAATGAGCACATTCGTATTAGTATTAGTTACATTGGCAGTAGCTGGTGGAATTACTTACTTCCTAATGAAAAAAGGAAAAATTGCAGATGCAAACAAAAACAACATTCCTGATGTAATAGATGAGAAAGTTGAAAAAGTTAAAGCAGTTGTTAAAGAAACTAAAACCCGTGTAAAAAGAGTTGTAGAAGAAACAAAAGATGTAGTTGCCGCTGTTAAAGAAGTAGGTAAACAAGCATCTCATGTAACTAAAGCAACTAAAAGTTCGGAAGCTAGACCAGGTAGAAAGCCTGCAGCTAAAAAGTAATCAATTAAATCAATCAGAGAATAACTTAATTTTTACATGGCAAAAGCAAAATCTGCGAATACCGCACAAAAACTTTCTTTTGGAAAAAAAAGTACTGGAAAAGCTAAAAAGAATTTCGGTCCTAAAGAACAAAAACCAAAAAGATATAAGGGACAAGGTAGATAAAATGATAAAACTAAAATCATTATTAGCCGAAGAAGATGTTGTAAAAAACAAAAAAACAGGTAATGTTTATGTGGTTCAATCATTTGACCCGAATAAACATGATAAACCATCTCCTGCCGAAATTGAAAAAACTAAGCAAGCTAATAATGGAGTCCTTCCAAAAAGTGAACCCCAACCAAAACAAACTCCACAAAACACTGCACCTCAAAAACTAAAACAGGGACAAAAGTTAAGTGGTTCGGATTTTAAAACATCAGCAGAAAAACCCAAAGATACCAAAGATAGTGGAATGCCGAAGTTGAAAGATTTGATGCCAGGGATGGATACATTGGCAAAATCTCTTTCACAAATAACTCCAATAGAAAGACAAAAAATATCTACTGTTGTAGATAAATTAGCTGAATTGGGTAGGCAAGCAAAGGAAAAAGGAGAACAAGCACCTAACTTTAATTTATGTCAGGTTTCAATTCCAGGTACTAACTTATATTGTGATGGTAACAAAGGAATAGAAAGAGGTGATATGCCACAATTCAAAGGAACACCTCAACCAGGTTCACCTGCTGATAAACTACCAAAAGATGAAAACGGAGAAGCTGATACTGAAGAATTTTTCAAACAAATGTTGAATAAGCAAGGCATCAAAGTTTCAGAACCAACGGCAGTTCCGCCAGACCGCTTAAAAGCAACACAAAGTGAGCTTGTAGGAGTTAAAGTTGCAGGGATGAGTAAAGTATTGGATGACCCAAACCATCCGGCATACGGAAAGATTACTGCACCTATTTATGTATCCAATGATGGGTACGTTTTAGATGGACATCATAGATGGGCAGCAGTTGTTGCACATAATGCAGCAAATCCAAAAAATCAAATTCCAATGAATGTTAGAGTTATTGATGAACCAATTGAACCATTAGTAAAACGCTCAAACGCATTTGCAGAAAAAATGGGTATCAAAGCTAAAAAAGCAGATACTGGAGCAGCTGGTGGACCATCCCCAATTACTAAATAATTTTATATTTATAACAAAACATAATTACTATGCTATTAAAAAGAGGTGACAATAACGAAAGTGTCAAACAATTACAAACAAAGTTAGGTTTAGAAGCAATTGGTAACTACGGCCCTAAAACCGAAGATGCAGTAAAAGCATTTCAATTAAAGAATGGTTTAACTCCAGATGGTATTGTAGGAAATACTACTTGGAATAAAATTATGGGTATTACGGAAGTAGAAGCTCCAGTAGTACCTGTTGTAGCATCTACACCAATAGCATCGGTAGGTGGATTGAAATTAGATAAACTTAAAGGACATATTCCTGATGCAGTAATCGCAATGATTCCTGATACGGCAGCTAAGTTCGAAATAAATACTCCATTAAGATTGGCGCATTTCTTAGCACAATGTGGACATGAAAGTGGTGGATTCAAAGCAACTCAAGAGAACTTAAACTATTCGGCAAAAGGATTGGCTGGTATCTTTAAGAAATATTTCCCAACCGAAGCAGCAGCAGCTCCATACGCTAGACAACCACAAAAGATTGCATCTAAAGTATATGGTGGTAGAATGGGTAACGGACCTGAATCAACTGGCGAAGGATACAAATTTAGAGGTAGAGGATATATCCAATTGACAGGTAAGGAAAACTATACTGCATTTGGTAAATCAATCGGAGAAGATATGGTAGCTAACCCAGATATGGTGGCATCAACTTACGCTTTATTATCAGCAGCTTGGTTCTTCTCTAAAAACGGATTACATAAAATAGCAGATGAGGGAGCTAGTGATTTGGTTGTAACAAAGATTACTAAAAGAGTAAACGGAGGAACAATCGGATTACCGGACAGAATTAAACATTTCAAAGAATATTATCACTTATTAGCATAATAACAAAGGGGAGAAACTAAAAATTCTCCCTTTTTATTTGGTTTTGTAACAAACTTTTCGTACATTTGTTACAATACAAACTATAAATAAATGAAAGAAAGACTTCAAATAGTTATCAATGTTACGTTAGTAACGTGTGTAATAGGATTGGCTTTATCGTATGTTACACAATTAGTTCCAAATTTTCCAAAATTGAATTTTTTGGAAGCAATCGGAGTATATTGTATTTGGACACCAATTCATAATTTATTAATGAGAAAAGATGATGAATAATAGTATGGTTAAATAAAAATTTTTATATTTATATGGGTAAATAGTAAGTAAATCAATTGGTTATGTATAAGTTAATGCAAAATTATCATAACCAATGGTCACACAAGATGTTTATTCAGTAAACTTTGTAGAAAAGTTAAAACAAAAGTTATTAGGACTTTTTGTTTATTCAGTATTATCGTTTGTAACCTTAGCATTAATAACGCAAGTAACATTCGTAGTTCTTACCGCTTTAGAAAAAGATGAAATTATCCAACGAGCAGTTAATGCATTTAATTGGAAATTTGATGGCAATTTCAAAAACAGCCCAGGCAACATTATGTATGACCCCAATGAGCATGTTTGGGTTGAATCTGTAATCAATAATGTTAAGATTGGAAAATTGGCTGGAAACAGACAATTAGAATTTGGTGTTAAAAACGTATTAGAAGAATTCATACAAGAAAATGGGTATGATTTAAATCCAACTGCATCAAATAAATTACAAGTACAAATTATTTATTTGGATGTTTTAACAACAAAGAAAAACATCTCTGTATTTCACAAAAACGAAGAAGAAGTTGTTATCAGAATGAAGGGTATCCTTTATAAAGATGGCAAAAAAGCAAAAGAGGTTATGGTTGAAGAATCATCATCTGAAATCTCTATGTCAACTCTAATAGTAGATGAAGGTGGTAAATTTAATCAAACTTCATTGAGTAACGCTTTGAAAAAAGCATCCGAAAAGCTCGTAACCAAACTATTAGCAGATAAATAATATGAAAAAAATATTAATATTTTTAGGGATACTAGTTATGTCTCTATTAACATTTACAACACAGGCACAATTAACAATTAATCAATCAGTAACACCCACCACAAATTTAAAAGTTGGTGATACTCTTTCAGTAAAATATACAGTCGCTAGAGGTACAACCACACCTCGTTATTTTTGGTTAAGATACCAGTACAATAACAAAGCATTGGCATATGTTTCAACGGTATTCTCACAAGGAACATCAGTTCAAACATATTATACAAGTTGGACAGGATATAAATTCACAGCAAGTACTGCAAATAGTATTACAGCAAAAAGTTTATATGCACAATATTTAGCAACTCCGTGGGGGTATGTGGCTAACGTAGATTGGAACGCAGGTCAATTGACCGTACAAAGAACCGATGCATCAATCGATGGCGATATTGCAACTCAAAAATATGTAATTAAAGATTTAGGTGCATATACTGATATTCATAAATTAGATTTATCATACTCAATAGATGCAGCAAGTGCATACATTACTCCAATTACAACCGACCCCGGTACAATGTCATTAACAAATGTAACGGGTAATACATCTCAATTCAAAGTAAGAGTTTTATATCCATCAGGATACGATATTACTGCACATAGTGTTGCATTATTTCCAATACAATCAAATGGTACTATTAATTTCAATGTAACACCAATTGCAACAAAAGTATTAGATGCAAGTGGTGAAGCAACATTTACAACACAAGTTAAAGTGGGTGATAGTTTAGCAGTTTGGATGTATGGTGCAAGTGGAAAAGCATTTATGAATAATATCATAACTGTATCAGATGCATACAAATCATTTTTAGGTATTTCACAAACAGATATCAATGGTAATGGTACATACTTTACAAGACCTGTATTGGAAAAAAATATAGGATTGATTACAAAGAATAAAACCACATTTAGTGAAAGTGATTCATATTACGCATTTGCATATGTAATGGGTATAGATGTAAAAGATAGTGCATGGATTCCATTAAGTACAAATGGTGGATTATATAAATGGTTTAGTGGTTTATTAAATCAAAGTTGGTTAGATGGAGTTCCTACTTATAAAACAAAAGTAACTGCAGCAAATCAGGCAGTAGATATGGTGTATGCATGGGGTGGTGATTTAGATTGGTCACACTCATCTTCTCCAACTGAAATTGCAAGTAGAATTGCAAGTGGTAATTACGCTAATTCAGTAAATCCATCGGAGAATATAATGAAAACATTTTCTACATTTGCTTCAACAAATATGGCATACTCACAGGCATTTGAAGAAGCTAAATTAGGATTGGTATCTACAATAGTTAATGGTAAAGTTGTATTAAGTGGTAATTTAACAAAAGAAGGATTAGCAGGTTTAGAGGTAATCTTACAATACGATAATACTAAATTAACTTTTGATAATATTTCATTTGATGCAGGTGCAAACGTGACCAACTTCTCAACAAACGGAAATGGTAGATTGACATTTGGTTCGATGGACCAGATTAAAACAGGTAGAATTAAAACGGGTACTCCATACAAATTAACATTTACTCCAAAGGAAACTATAACAAATACAGCAGGTTTATTCTATACTGTTTTAGCTGACGCAGTTGACGGAAACGGAAATAAGATTAACCTAATAGTTGAATAATGAAAAAATTATTAGTTACATTTCTATTAACAATAGTATCATTCATAACCTACTCTCAATCAGGAGTGGGTTATGTTAATTATACCTCGTACAAGACACATAATGGAACGGGTGTTACAAATCAATATACACAATTTGCAAATACTGCAGCCGAATTTGATGCTATATTAAATACAGCAAACTCAAACACAACTATAACACATACAGGTGAAGTTCCACTTGCAACTATGTGTAATGGTTCAACTCAAACTCCAAAATGGGGAGGTGATTTTTACGCAATTAAATTTGAATTTTGGTTTATCCCAACACAAACAGGTAGTTATTCATTTGGTATTAATTCGGATGATGCAAGTGATATATCCGTAGATGGAACAATAATATCAACTTACTATGGTGGGCATGGTGCGGGTGGATATCAATATGGTTCAAAAAGCATGGTTGCAGGTACAAGATATAAGATAGTTGCAAGATATCAAGAGTATGGTGGTGGAGATGCTTTGTTTGTGAGATGGTCAAGACCAAATGCACCAAATTCATATTCATATTGGAATGAGGAAGTAACAAATATTAATAGTACACCAACAAAAAAAGCAGTAGTAAAATTTAATTTGAATACTAATATAACAGCAACGACATTTTCAGTAGGTTCGGCATTAAGTTCGGCAGGTTTGATTGATATAACAAATCTATTAGATAGTACCAAAGTAGCAAGTGGAGTTAAAGGAACAATCGTAGGTGGGGGGGTTGAGTGGTCATACATTAATTTAGATGCAATAAGCATATTACATATTGATATGAGAAAATTTGGTAATACAACACCATCATCAGTTTCCCAAATAAAATTGTTAGATGTTTATGATGGGCCCGTAACATATATTAGTAACGATGGTACTTGGGCAAATTATAGTATTCCATCATCTTTACCAAAAGTAACCGATGGAACATCAACTAATAATCAATATATTAGAAATGGTGGTTGGTATTATGCATTTGCATGTGAGATAACATTCGCATCAGTAATGGCATATAAATCCCAATCAATAACATTAACAACAACAAATAACATATCCACTTTATATAATAGTATTGTGACGGTATCGGATGTTTATTTGGCATTTAAGGAATTGGCCAATGGTGGAATATTTGGCAATCAAAGTGGAAATGAATTTGGATATGGTATTCAGTATAAGAACGCAGATATAAATGATGATGGTATATTCAATGAGGGTGATTGTTTTAAATTATTACAACATTTAACCGGTGCTGCTAATATTGTAGATAGTTTCACACTACCAAAAACATTACGATTAATAACATCAGATAAATACAATACAATCGGTAAATCAAATTGGAATACAATTTCAACTCCATTGGGTAATACCTATTCATTTGATATAAACACAGGAAAAGCAACAGATACATTTGATATATCAGTAGCTTGGAAAGGAGATGTAAACCTATCCCATTCAACTACTCCACCATCAAATGGTATTACTACAAATAGTGTAAGAACAATGGGTACACAATCAATGAGTATTAGTAGTACCGATATCAACGCATCTATAATGACTGAAATAGTTGCCGATAGTGTATATGCATATATTACATTAGACCCATTAGGACAAACCGTAGTAGGCACTCAATTCCAATTAAACTACGATAATTCGATATTAAAGTTCAAAGGAATACAATTTACGACAAAAGGTTCACCTACCAATTACGCAACTGATAAAGGTGATTACATCAATTTGGGTTCTTTGATAAGTGATGGTAGTACAAGTTTGGATAATACAACAACATATAAGATTTCGTTCTCGTCAACTATAAAATTGGATAATGTATTGGGTTTAATATCAATAGGAACAACCGATGCGGTTAATCAAAGTGGAAAATCATTAAAAATAAAAATAAATTAAAAATTATGGAAATTAATTTTGGATATGATGAAATGAAAAATTTTATCATTAAAGGTGGAAAATATAAAATAGCAAATGTTAAGTGTTTTAGTTGGATTTATCCTAACCCTTCTAATAATTGGCAATATACGGAAGAAGAAGAATTTATAGAAGTGGCATACCAAATAGATGATATTGCAAGTGAAGAATGGTTATGTAATGGTGAAAATAAACGAAAAGATAGCCTTATGATGTGGAATGTTGAATTTGCTTTTTACAAAGAGATGAAAAATAAACTATTAAATTTATAATATAAGTGAAAAAACTAATATTAATCATATCGTTAGTTTTAATTGGATTTGTTGCAAACGCACAAATACAACCACCAGATACATTACAATTATCGGAAAAAGAATTATTTGAAGAAAGTGATGACTGGAACGATTTAAGTATATTGCAATCTTATATTGATTTTTCAAAAGATATTCTATCATCATCAAATCTTTCAATTGGTATTATTGGAAAACAAGTATCTACCACCTTAAATTTGGGATATAGTAAAACATCTGCAAACGGACAATGGGGACATACATTTGCAACATCAATAAATCCTATATGGAAATACTATGGGGTGGGTTATGGTATTGGTAAAAATACAGAAAAAAGAACAACAACATTACAATCATTCTTTTCAACGGATTTTGATTTCCAAAAAGATATTACCCTATCATTCATAGATGTATTCCGAACTAAAAAGTTTGGAACATTTGGATATAGTGTAATTGCATCAAAAACATTTTGGGGAACATATGAAGGTGAGTGGGAAGGAAAATATACAGTAGATGCAAATGGT